AAATGGCATTAAGCACAACTGATTTGGGCACAGCAGGCTCAGGACTACCAAAAACAATTACTCCAGGTAATCATGTATTGAAAATTAATAGCATTGAACTTGAGGAATTCAAGTTTATTCCTGGTGCTTATCATCTTATGATGCATGTAGAGACTCAACCTATTGAAGGTTTTGAAGGCTTTATGATTGATAAAGATGATGAAAGCAAAGGAAGATATGCGGGTCAGATTGGTAGAGTAAAAGCAAGCCAATATGCATTTGCTGACGGTGAGACCAAGTCTGGTGTTAAGATTCAAAGAGATAGATCTATTTTGATTTTCTTGAGAACTCTTGCACATACTATGGAATTAGATTCTTGGTTCCTTGAACAAGATGGTCAGCATGAAACAATTGAAGACTTTGTTAAAGCATTCAATAAAACAGCAGATTTCAGAGGTAAATATCTTGAGTTCTGTGTTGCTGGTAAAGAGTATGAAGGTAAAACTGGTTATACTAACTATGATATGTGGTTACCAAAAGCAGAAGGTAAAAAGTATGCATTTGGAGCTGTTGAAGGCGGTGTTGTTATACCTTATGATGAAACCAAGCATCTCAAAAAATTAGAAGTTAAAGAAGTTAAGTCCTTTGGGGATGATGATGATGTATTTTTAAAACCAAAATCATCTTCTGACTTTAGTTTAGACTAACTACTACCTAGATAATAGGGGGGAGTTAGTAATAAATTAATGTATAACAGAGATTTCTAACTAAATCAGGAGCCTCCCCCCTTTATTTTTATTGGTTATGATTTCAACAAAGAACTTAATATCTGATTTACAGGATGTACCCAGAGAATGGGTATTTGAATATTATCTAAACTTAAAAGAAAAACTCATTGGTCAGGATATAAAAATGCTATCTGCATTTAATGTAAAGGATAAAGTTCCAAGCATGTTTATCTATCGCAATGGGGATTGCTATAAGTTTAAAGATTTCTCTTCTGGCTTTCAAGGTGATCAAATTGAACTTGTCAAATGTTTATTTAACTATGATACAAGATTCAAAGCAGTTAATAGAATACTACATGATTATCAAGAGTATCTAAAGTATAATGCACCTGCAGAAAGAGGACCTATACAATTTCATGATAAGTTCAAGGTAACAGATTTCCAAATGAAACATTGGAATTCCCAAGACTCTAAGTTTTGGATGAGTTTTAGGATTTCTTCAGCAATACTGGAGAGATACAATGTTGTTCCATTGGAATTCTTTACTATGGAAAAGACTGAAGTTGATGGTAGTATAACATCTTATAAGTTTGCAAGACCCTATATCTATGGTTATTTTAGACAAGATGGTGAGTTATATAAGATTTACATGCCTAAAGTCCCAGAGAAGAAGTTCATTAAGATCCAGAACTATACACAGGGTATGGATCAACTGCAATATGATTCCAAGTATCTACTGATTGTTTCTTCACTTAAAGATCTTATGTCTTTCAAGAAACTTGGTATTGGTAATATAGAATGTATTGCTCCGGACAGTGAGAATACAATGATTGGAGAATCTGTAATAAATAGACTTAGAGAGAAGTATGCTAAGATAATTGTACTGTTTGATAATGATGAGCCCGGGATAAAGGCTGCTCAGAGATATCAGGACAAGTATAATATTCCACATGTAATACTTGACATGTCTAAGGATTTATCAGACTCTGTCAGAGATCATGGTATTGAACCTGTGAGAGATAAATTATTGAATTTACTAAAACAAGCATTATGAGTTTAGAAAGATCAATGAATGATTTAGAAGATCATATATCTTCTGCAAGATATGAATTTGATAATCTAAGAGAAAAAATAGAAAGAGAATTAGAAGATGTAAATAATGAAATTTCTGATTTAAGGCATGAAATTGCTGATTATATAGATCAAATTGATGCATTAAATGAACAGCTTGAAGAGTGGAAACATAAATGTGTTATCTTAGAAGCTGAGAATTTAGAAGTAACAAGCAAACATTCTCGGTTATTACATTTTAGTTATAGTTCATGAGTTGGTTATACAAAGGTGAAGTATTTAATGACAGCAAAATTCCAGATGGTGCTGTAGGTTTCATTTATGAAATGGAAGCAATCATTGATGGTAAAGCAGTCCGTTATATTGGTAAAAAGAATTTTCATTCTGTAGTTAAAAAGAAACTTGGAAAGAAAGCTATTGCTGCAATGACAGATAAAAGGGCATCTAAATACACTTTTGTTACTAAAACTAACTATGAAAACTATTACAGTAGTAATCAAGTGCTACAAGATGCACACAAAGCAGGAATTCCTATAAAGAGGTTTATGGTCAGGATATGTTTCTCAAAGACAGAGTTAACATATCATGAGACTAAATTTCAATTTGTAAGAGAAGTGCTTGAAAAAGAAGAATATCTGAATGCCAATATCCTTGGCAGGTTTTACAAAATCAAATAGTATGAATGAAATAAATATGATGGCTACCCTTGTCAAATTAGCTGACTTGGGAGTAACTGGTATTAAGGTAAATTATGAAGGATCTGATGATTCAGGTGCAATTGACAGTGTAATCTACACTACAGAAAAAATGAGTGAAGATGAAGAAGATGCATTTAGTGATATAAACGACCTAAATGTTTGGAGTCAAGATGTAAGGTATCTTTGTACACTAGATTCAGGTCTTGACTCAGATATTATACATTTTGTTGAGGAAAAATTACTCAATGACATTGAAGACTGGTGGAATAATGAAGGTGGTTATGGTTCAGTATGTATACTTATACCATCAGGTAAATACAAGATCACTAATGATATCAGAATTGTTGAGACAGAAACTTATTATCATGAAGGATCTTTAATCCAAAAGACATTGTAATGGCACATCCGTATCAACATGCAGTATCTTCAGCTAGAAAGTTTGGAGGTATACCAGAAGACTATATGCATATTCATAATTGGTTTGATGAAACCAAAGCATGGGTAGGTCATAGTAAACATAGAATGTTCCGTCACCATAGTGAGGGTATATTTGAATGTGAGAAACGTCATGGTTTTTATATTATAAATTCTGATGACAAAAGAGTATATACAAGATATGTTGCAGAACAACATGTTAAAGAAGATTGCAATGGATATATTCCTACTGCAAAAGAATGGATAGATATGATTGCATCCGGTGAAATTAAAGACTGGGCTATTAAGACCTTAAAAATTGAAGACTAATGACAAAAGATGAATTAAAAAATCTGATTAACATGTTTCAATCAAGTGATTCTGAGAACCATGTAGTTGCATTTCATGCAATTGAGAATAGTACACTTGATAATAATGAGCTAGTATTATTGTATAAATTTTCAGGACAACCATTTGCACAATGGAAGAAAGAGATCCCAAAGACTGCACAGAGAATTGCGGATGTAATTGGTGATGAAGCCATAGCATTATCATCTGCACGTGTACTTGGTATTATTACTAATAATAAAGCAGCCAAGCATGTAATAGAAACATTCCTGGAGTTTTTCATCCGGGACTTAACCAGTATGTTAGGAAGCATAGGGTATCCAATGGACAAAGTAGACATCAATGTAAAAATAAAAGATGATGGACAAAGCACAGAGCCTTAGTAAAATAAGTAAAGACTTAATGTTGAAAGAGCCCTATTACGGGTTCTTTCTCATTATGTTGAATAAAGTTTGGAGAAAAGATCTCCCAACTGCAGGAGTAAGCAAACAGAATATTAATTATCAATTAGCCATCAATGAGGAATTCTGGACTAGTCTAAGTGATGATCATAAAATGGGCTTACTGAAACATGAATTGCTCCATATTGCATTTGGACACCTTACAAGTTTTAGTTCTTTTAGTAATAAAAAACTTGCAAATGTTGCCATGGATATGGAAATTAATCAGTATATTGAGGACTCTTGGCTGCCAGAAGGAGGTATCAGAATTGAAGATTATGAAGATCTTAAACTAGATAAAAAGGCTGGTTGTAGATATTACTATGACCAGCTTCTCCGCCTTCAAGATGAGAAGGATAAGAATGGCACAACAGGTAATGATGCCATGGATAAACTTCTTGATAATGTAGCTAGTGGAAATATTCCAGATCATAGCACATGGGAAGAGTTTGAAGACATGACTGATGCTGAGAAAAAGCTAATTGAAAAGCAGGTTCAGAAAATTCTACAAGATGCAAAAGAACAGACTGTAAAGAAACGTGGTAATGTACCAGGTGAGATTGAGGGTCTAATTGTAGTTGAGGAGTTTACTGCACCTAAATTTGATTGGAAAGGTTATCTCAGAAGATTTACTGGAGTAAGTACTAAAGTATTTACTAAGAAGATTAGAAGAAAAGAGAACCGTAGATATGAAGATAATCCAGGTCTGAAGATTAAGATGCGTCAGCACATGCTGCTTGCTATTGATACTTCAGGTTCAGTAAGTGATACAGAACTTGCTGAGTTTATGAATGAGATACATCATATCTATAAAGTAGGAGTAGATATTACTGTAGTACAGTGTGATACTTCTATTAAATCTATTGAGCCTTACAAAGGTAAGAATGAGATTAGTGTATTAGGAAGAGGTGGGACTGAATTTGATCCCGTCCTAGATTATTACAATGCAAACCTAAAGAAATATACAAGCTTGGTATATTTTACTGATGGTGAATGTTATACATCTGTAAAACCAAAGGGTAAAGTCCTATGGGTTTTGTCAGAAAGATCAGGCATGAATGAAGACCTTCCGGGGCAGATAATTAAATTAGAATTATAAAAACAAACATTATGAACACAGTACAATTGAATGCAGAAGAGTTGAAAGGTTTTATCCGTCACATGGTAAATAATAATCAGCACATCCAAGCTCAGGGTAAAGTTCCTGTAGCTGTTAATATTGAGGGTGATGCTGGTCTTGGTAAGACTTCAACTATTTTACAATTGGGCAAAGAGCTTGAAATGGATGTTGTAAAACTTAATCTATCTCAGATTGAGGAGTTAGGTGACCTTGTTGGTTTTCCTGTTAAAGAATTTCTTGTAAAGAACCAAGAGGGTAAACAAAGATGGATTACTGAAGCTCAAGTAAATGGTGCTCTTAAAGCAGGCTATACTGTAGCTGATAAAAGAATGTCTCATGCTGCTCCAGAATGGATTCAAGGCAAAGGTGAGGGTGGTTTCCTAATCTTGGATGACTATACTCGTGCTGACCACAGATTTATGCAAGCTACTATGGAGATTCTTGACCGTCAAGAATATGTATCATGGAAGCTTCCTAAGAACTGGCATGTTATCTTGACTTCAAATCCAGACAATGGTGACTATAATGTAACTAGTCTTGACGTAGCTCAGAAGACCAGATTTATTTCTGTTGAGATGAAGTATGATGCTAACGTATGGGCTAAGTGGGCTGAGAGTGCAGGTATTGATGGTAGATGTATTAACTTCATGTTGATGCACCCAGAACTTGTAACCCAACGTGTGAATCCAAGATCTATCACTACATTCTTCAATGCTATTAGTTCTATTCCTAAGTTTGAAGAACAGTTACCACTTATCCAAATGATTGGTGAGGGTTCTGTTGGTGCAGATTTCTCTAGCATGTTTACTATGTTTATTAATAATAAACTAGATAAGATTATTTCTCCTGAAGATATCCTTACTAAGGATGAAGCATATGTAAAAGGTGCTATTCTATCTTCAGTAGGACAAGGTGATGATTTCCGTGCTGACTTATCCAGTGTCATTGCAACACGTGTAATTAACTATGCACTTACTGTAGCTGACAAAGGTGGAGTTCCACAAGCTATGATTGACAGATTGGCTAAACTTACTACAGAGTTTGATGGCTTTACAAATGACTTAAGATACTATATGGTCAAAGAGATTGTAAATGGTAACAAGGTTAAGTTTGCAAAGCTTATGCAAGATACTAACGTAGTTAAGATGGCAATTCAGTAATAACTAAGGGGGTGTAACAGCCCCCTTTATTTTATAATTATGACAAGAGCAGTATTTTTTGATATAGAAGATGGAGTATTCAATGTAGATGTAAGATATGTACTTGAAGACTCTTCAAAATTTGAACTATTTACAATAAGTAAAGGGTATACTCCTGCGCAAGGAGATACAATTTATCTTATGCCGGGTGTTAATATCCCAAGAGCCAAACTGAAAGACTTAGCACTTAATCAAGGGATTAAAGTAGTAAGAGATTCTGACAAAGCAAATGTAATAATTACAGGTAAAGCTACTGCAGGTAAACTATTAAACGGTAGTTGGTATTATACAGCACCAGTAGCTAAGATTGAAGAGTACCTTGATAAAGTAGATGTAGATGATTATTATAAAGATAATCTACGTACAGCTATGCAATCTTCAGAATCAGATAATGTATATTTTAATTACAGTACTAAAGTTAGTATAAATAACCATGTAGTTACTAGTGTATTTACTGGAAGTTCTTTTCACTATTATCATATAGATGATGAGTGGAAAGAATTGATTGAAGAATGTCAGAATAAAGTAGTTTATGATGAGTCTGAATTGCTTGCTATGATTAATGGTGATGATGCTGTAACAATTAGTAATGAGGTATATACTCAGTTGCGTGAGATGTTTAAGAGCTCAGACAAAGACAATCATATCATGGCAATGGAGATTATGGCAAACTCTAATTATGTAGAGAGTGCACTATATCTGCTTATGCTGCTTGAAGAATATGGTCATAGGATAGCAGAATGTAATACTAAGAACCATGTTAACTTTAAGTCTATGGTAAGTTACTTTGGTCTCAGAGTAAGGGATCTAGAGTATTTAGATCCGGATGATGTTTCTAAGAAATTAGTTTCACTTAATCTTCTTACCACAGAGTGGTTAAGTATTCTTTTAGAATCTAGGCTTGATTGGTTTGTAACTAATATTGCTAGAAGTTCTACTTTCAATGTAGCAAGTATGTTCCCTACACCAGAAGTTTCAGTAGCAATTAACTCTGACTATAGAGCAGAAATTGCATTTGATGATAAGAATCCGATCTTAGAATTTGCTGCTGGTTTAGAAGATGCGCCTGAAATTCTTATAGAAGATGAAGTTGCACCTGAAATTCTTGAGGAGCACCCATATTTATCAGATCAGGATGATTTAAGTGCACCAGTTCTAGAAGAATCTAATGAGTTACCTCCACCACCTGAAGAAATTATTCTTGAGGAAGTAGTACCTGTATCAAATAACAATCAAATAGAAGAAACTAATGAGTCCACTGACATTGACTGGTTCTGATGAACTAGAACTATTCTACAAGAAACCATTCTGGTTTAGCTACAGTAGCATTAATAAGCTATTGTTTTCACCTAGAATGTTTTACAGTCATTATGTTTTGAATCAAAGAGAAGATAGTACGGACGCGCACCTGGTAGCAGGGCGTGTCCTACACTGTCTTTTATTTGAGCCAGACAGTTATGATAAACAATTTATTAGCATGCCAGGCAAATATCCTACGGATAGCCAAAGAAAGATTATTGATAATATTTTCAAGTACCATTGTACAGTTGGAAATGATTCATTATCTTTGAATGATTACTCTCAAGAAATACTCTCAGAATTAGTTACAGCAAATCTCTACCAGTCTCTTAAAACAGATGCTCAAAGATTAGACAAAGTTCTCACAGAAGAAAATAAATCCTATTTTGATTTCTTAAAAGAAAGTCTTGATAAGACTATAGTTGATGAGGTTACTTTGAATAACTGCAAAGAATCTCTTATAGAACTAAAGTCTAATCAAGCAGTAAGATCTCTTTTGCAATTGGATAAAACTCCTAATGATGTTCACATAAAAACATTTAGTGAGCATATGATTAGTATTAATCAGGAGCATTTACCATTTGGCTATAAAGGTATCTTAGATAATGTGGTAATGGATTATGATTCCAAGACTTTATTTATTAATGACTTGAAGACTACAGGTAAGGATATTGGATCTTTTCCAGAGTCTGTAAGCTATTATAAGTATTGGATTCAAGCTGCCATTTATCACAAGCTTGCCTGGGAGAATTTCATTAAACCACTTCCAGATGCTGTTGAATGGAATATAGTAATTACATTCATAGTAATTGATAAGTACAACCAAGTGTATCCTTACCAGGTAAGCAAAGAAACATTAGAAATGTGGTTAGCTGACTTTGAAGACATAGAAGATAAAATTAAATATCACTATGAAAACAGAGAATACAAACTACCATATGAATTAGCTTTAGGTAATGTAACACTTTAATTATGGTAATAAATACGCTTTATAGGAAATACTTTCAAAAGTCCAAGATATTTTTATATCCGCTCTTGGGAATTAAAAGAGGTACAAGTGTTGTTCCATCTGAGACTTATCTTGGATGGAATGATACATATACTTCTGAGGATATGAAACTAATATGTTTGTATGAAACTAGAACTGATTCAGAATATAAAAAGTTTGAGTCTAGTGTTTTATTAAAACATACTAGATTACATGATTATGTGGTTATTAATAAAGAGCAAAGTGTATTTATATTTGACTTTTCTGATTTAAAAGAAGATTGGAATCATTTAATTAATGGTAGATATAGTAAACTATCTAAACAAACTAAAGAAACTATACTTAATTTCTTTGAGCAGTACAGTGGTAACTATGTTTATATTAATAGTTACTTAAATCCAGAAAATTGGTTTGAGAGATATGCAGAGATTCTAGGAGTTGATAAAAAACTAATAGAAGAAGTAGGAGAATTATGTGATAAACCAGATCTTGATAAAGAATGTTTACTAATTGCAGTTGCAAATTTGGAAAACATAAAAATTCTAGATTAATTTGTAAAAAAATAAACCAATATGGAAAATAGTATGATGCTTATTAGCTCTGAGTGGAGTGGTAAGCCAAGTTTTAGAGCCATCCCAGTGTCGGAGGCTTCCCCTTATGTAGAATGTATCTTTGATCCAGAAAGCAAAGTCTTTGTAGTTATTTCTAAACAGAAAAGAAATACTTTACAGATGTTACCTAAGCTTGATGAGTATGGACAACCTATCACAGGGACAAAAGGAATGAAACAAGAACGTCACAAACTTGAAGTATTTCAAGAATATTACATTAGTGATGTAGAATCTATCAAAGATTTAATTAATTTAGTTGTAGTTAATAAAGATTTTAATTATCTTAGCTTTGTTAATTCATAGCAAATTGTTTTAAAGGTGTAACAGTAAAAAAGGGTAAATCTACAGTTTACCTTTTTTTATGCAGTAACGGGGGGACAGCTTAACTGAACAAATAATATGAGAACACATTGGGTAATGGACTATGAAACTTTAAGTTAAATAAATTTGCATATTTCTAATCCATTTTGTATATTTATAGTATGGAAACAAAAAAATGTACAACTTGCAAAATAGAACAGCCTTTATCCGAATATAGAAAAGATGCTTCTAGACCAGATGGTATTCACAGAACTTGTAATACTTGTAATAAAGAAATACAAAGAAGATGGTACCAGAATAATAAAGAAAAAGCTAAAACTATTGCTTCTAAAAAGTATCATAAGAATAAAGATCTTATTAATGCAAAAAAAAGACAGGATAGAATTAATAATCCTGAAGAAGTTAGAGCAAAAGCTAGGTCTAATTATAATCCTATTGTAAGTAAAGTTTCTGGTTGGAAAAGTGCTGGTATAAAAGATATGACTTATGAGAGATATCTTCAAATGCTAGAGTATCAAAATAGTTGTTGTGCTATTTGTGGTGGTCATCAAGATAAGTTTAAAAGACAACTGTGTGTAGATCATAATCATGAAACAGGTGAAGCAAGAGGTTTATTATGTGATGCCTGTAATGGTGGCATTGGAAAACTAAAAGATTCTATTGAACTTTTAGAAAAAGCAATTAATTATTTAAAAGAAGGAAAATGAGCACAGAAAAACAACAATCTGCCGTAGAATGGTTAGAAGAACAAATCAATCTTGGATTCTATGAGATAGGCTTAATTAGTGCTATTAAACAAGCCAAAGAAATTGAGAATGAAAGACTTAAAGAAGCATACAGTATGGGAAGATTAGGTAAATCTATAAAAGAGTTTAATGAATCCTTTAATCAAAAAATATGAATGAAAGAACTCACTGGGTGATGGATTTCGAAACCTTATCCAATTGTTTCATTGCCTGTTTTGAGGACATTAAGTCTGAACAAAGAGAAATCTTTGTAGTACATGAATCACAGAATGATATCTTAGAGCTTGTAGAATTCTTGCAGGGTAATATTGCAAGAGAAGAATGGCATGTATCTTTTAATGGTCTTGGATTTGACAGTCAGATTACTGAGTATATTCTCAGAAATAGAGACACTGTTATTCATAACACAGGAGAATCAATTGCTAAATGGCTTTATGGCAAAGCTCAGGATATTATTGGAAGACAAAACCGCGGGGAGTTTCTAGAATTCTCTCCAAGAGATCTTCAGATTAACCAGATAGATGTCTTTAAATTAAATCACTGGGATAATAATGCCAAGAGAAGTTCTTTAAAGTGGATTCAGTATACTATGGATTGGCATAACATAATGGACATGCCTATTCATCATACTAGTAAAATCACTGCAGAACAGATTCCAGAAGTTATCAGATATTGTATTAATGATGTTAAGTCTACTAAACAGATCATGCAGCTCAGCAAGAGTCAGATTGAGTTACGTAGACAACTAACAGAAGAATATGGTATCAATCTCTTCAGTGCTTCCGAGCCAAGAATTTCTAAGGAGTTATTCCTGATGTTCCTGAGTGAACAGACTGGTATTAAAAGATGGGATCTTAGACAAATGAGAACCCATAGAAGTATGATTAAGGTAGATGAAATCATTCTACCATATATTGAATTTAAGACAGCTACATTCCAGAATCTTCTTAAAAAGTTTAAGGAAGTAGTAATCTTCCCGGGTCAGACTAAAGGAGGTTTTAAATACTCTGTACAGTACAAAGGTGTAAAGACTGATTATGGTCTTGGTGGTATTCATGGTGCTAGAAGAAGTAAAGTTTATAAGTCTGATGAGGACATGGTAATAATGACGTCTGACGTTACTAGTTTCTATCCTAATTTGGCTATCAGAAACAAATGGGCTCCGGCACATTTACCACAAGATGAATTCTGCAGTCTGTATGAATGGTTTTTTGAAGAGAGGAAGAAGATTCCTAAATCTGATCCTAAGAATTATGTATATAAGATTATCCTAAACTCAACCTATGGGTTAAGTAATGATGAGAACAGCTTCCTATATGATCCTGAATTTACAATGAGGATTACTATTAATGGTCAGCTAAGTTTGTCAATGCTGTATGAGATGATTTGTGAAGAGATTCCCGGTGCAATTCCACTAATGCAGAATACAGATGGTCTTGAGACAATGATCCCAAGAAAACATATAGATAAGTATATGGAAATTTGTAAGAGATGGGAAGAGATGACTAATCTACAGTTAGAGCATGATACTTATAGTAAGATTGTTCTGGGTGATGTAAATAATTACATTGCTGTTACTGAAGATGGCAAGTCTAAATGCAAGGGTAGATTTGAGTACAAGGATTTGGCCATGCATAAGAACAAAAGCTTTTTGATTATTCCTAAAGCTTTACATGCATATTTTGTAGATGGGATAGACCCGGAAGACTTTATGAAAGCTAACACAGATATATTTGATTACTGTGGTGGTGTTAAGATTAAAGGAGACTGGTCTTTTCACTTCCACAAGGTACACCAGGGTGAGTATCAAGATGTCCCTTTACAACATACTATCAGATATTATATATCTAATAGTGGTGGTAAGATTGTTAAGAAAAATAATGAGGACATGCGGGCTATACAAGTAGAAGCCGGTAAATGGATGCAGACCCTTATGATTGATTATGAAAAGAAAGAGTTTGAGGAGTATGATATTAATCTCAAGTATTACCTAGAGAAAGTAAGAAAGGAAATTGAGAACCTTGAACCAAGTACAAACCAACTAACTTTATTTTAAAATGCCAAAGAAAATTAAAGAATGTAGTAAGGCGCACTTGATTAGTGTGCCACTACCAGATCATGGAGATACTTATACAGTAATTAGCCATGAGTCAGTTATTGATTATGCATATACAGAACTAGCTAATGCTGGTTTTGGAATTGTATCTGAAGAGTACAGAGCTACTGCAGATGGCAATATTGCACAAGGTATATACAGACTTCAGTATCAAAATGATCCTGAGTTGTCTATGATGTTTGCTTGGACTAACAGTTACAACAAACAAGTAAGATTTAAGTGCGGTGTTGGTGCATATGTGAACCAGATTGGCACCACCATGGTGTGTGGTGATATGGGTAGCTGGGCCAGAAAACATACTGGTACAGCAGATGAAGAGACTGTAGCTACAATTAAAGAACAGATTGCTAATGCTCACATGTATTATGATCAGTTAGTGCATGATAAAAATGTAATGAAAGAAATCAAGATGAATAAGAGAAAACAAGCTCAACTTCTTGGTATCTTGTTTGCTGAGTATCAGATACTTACAACTGAGCAAGCTAGTATTGTAAGATCTCAGATGGACAAACCTTCACATGTATTTGAAGATACCAGTAGTCTATGGGCATTCTATAACTATGTGACTACTGCTTTACAGTCTTCTCATCCAAAAACATGGATGGAGGATCAGAGAGTTCTTCACTACTTTATCTCTAGTGTAAATAACTTTTCTAAACCACTTCCAATTCAACCAGAACCTGCAGTTAATGATGAGGAAGAAAGAGTTATTGACCCATTGTTGAATAACTATGGTCAGCCTGAGAATCAAACTAATCTTTTAGTTCAGATTGCAGAAGCTGAAGAAATTGAAGCTGAAATTGTTCAGACAGCATTAGCAACTGAAGCTCTTGAAGAAACAGTAACTTATACTGATCCAATGGGTAATACTTTTGAAGCACCAGTATTTGACACTATTGAACTTAACAAAGACACTAAGATGTCAGTTGTAGTAAGTCCTTGTGCTGCACATGATGCTGAAAGTGAGTTCATGGATGGCATTGATGAGTCTATTAAACCTGTAGTAGTTTTATTAGAACCTACACCAGAAGATCATTTAGTATTTGAAACACAGCAAATAGAAACTGAAGATGACTTTGCATTTGATTTCTCAGATGAGGAAGATGATGACTCAACATTCTTCTAAAAGCCTATAGTTAGGAACAATAAATATCAAAAGAAGAAAGGGGATGGCTTTTTAGTCATCTCCTTTTTTTTTTAACTTTGCTTTATGAAAGAACAATTAAAAGCTGTGGAAATATTCCACAATGCATTCAAACAAGAAAATGGTAAATGGCCACAACCTTTATCAGAACATGAGTTTAATCTTAGACACTCTCTTATGCAAGAAGAGAATGATGAATACCTAGAAGCTTGCTTTAAGAATTCACTAGTAGAAATTGCTGATGCATTAGGTGATCAGTTATATATCTTATGCGGGACTATTCTTAAACATGGTATGCAACATATTATAGAAGATGTATTTAATGAAATACAAGCCAGCAATATGAGCAAATTAGGAGATGATGGTAAACCAGTTTTGCGTGAAGATGGTAAAATTTTAAAAGGTCCTGGGTATTTTAGGCCAGACTTAAGTAAGTTTATTAATAAAGAAGAGGGGGAGTATTAAGCTCCCCCTTTTTTTATTTATTCAGTACCATTTGGAAATTCTTAACTGCCTGTTCAGGAGTAATATTATTTCCAGTGTATCCAATTAGTTTTAAGAAATAAGCCCAAGATTTATTATCTCCTTTTTCCCATACACCAGCTCTTCTTTGATAAGATAATTTCTCTTCATCCCATGTAAATAAAAACTGATCAATAAACTTAATAAAGTGGTCAACTGTATTAGTCATTGCTGTAGGGGATTTTACAATCCTGTAGGCATCTTTAAAACCAAAACCAGGTAAGTACTGTTGTGTTTCACTTCGTAACCTGATAGCCTGATAGAACATAAAGTTATATGCATAACTTTTTTTCATTTCCTCTTCATCATCTTCATCAACCATGAGAAGTAATCCCCAAATTAATGCTGACAAAGCTAAAATAAATCCTAACTCAGTTAATGTTCTTCTTACTTGTGCTTTTTCAAAATCTGAAAGAGTACTCCATTGAGACATCATACCTGATTTAAATGTAAGGATATCTTTAGCAAATGCATTCCAGAATGTTCTATAGAATCCTTCAGTCATTGAACCAAGTTCTTGGTCCATACCTAACTTCTTAAATCTTCTAGTGTAAGAAGGGATTAAGAATTTTCTATACATAAAGCCCAATCTACCAAGAGTATACTTTTGCGCCACAGACTTATCAAAGTTATTGTAGATACCATGGAGTCTTTTATTTAGTGCATGAATTTTATTCTGCACATCCAATCTCATCTCTTCAGTAAAACTGGTCTTGCTTTTTATCTGATCAACGCCATATTTTTTATAGGCATCCATTAAAGAAATCTCTTCACCTGATTCATTATCAGTTACCATTCTACTGTTAAGCATAGCAAACAAAGTAGATACTTGAATCTCATGTTCACCAAAGTGAAGGTTAAAGAATATAGTATCTGTTGAGAATAATTTATTAGCAACACTTGCTGTAACTACTTTACCAAATTGGTCTTTGTATTCTCCCTGCATAGGGTCATATTGTTCTACAAGTTGACCAAATAAACTTTCTGGAGTAAACTTACCAAAGTCAGCAAGCATACCTGGAATATTTGCCCAGTAATCTTTCTTTCCTCTTCCCCAATCTTTTATATCAAAGAATTCACCTGAGGCAGCTTCAATTAATAATTGAATGTTACCCTGTAGGTTGTTATTCATACCTTTCAGTAAGTCTAAAGAAAGTGTAGATATAGATGAGAAGTTCATCATCTTATCTATTACTTTATCAATTGCAATGCCGGCAATTTCCCATCTTGCTTTTGATTCTCCAAAGACTACCATGTCTATAAAGTCATTAACTCTTTTTGCAGAATAGTTGGTACCATGAGTTTTTAAGTATCTATCATAACCTAGTCTATTAGCAATAGAGTCTATGATTGGAATACCTTTAGCATTAGTTTCAGCAATTTCTCTTTCACCAATAATCTCTTTAAATAAACTTATCTCAGAGTAAATATTATTAAGAGCATTATAGTTATTTGACATAGACCCAAACATTAATACAGAGCGCATTAAGTTAAGACTTACATCATCCGGATTCATTGGTTGCACAAAATATACTGGTAAGAATTTATTACCTTCTTCTCCAAGTCCTAAGTCAACACCATATTCAATATCATATGCTTTAACATTAAATGTTTCACTTAATGTATTCTTAGTAAGATCAACAATACCTTTAGCAAACAAACGTTCTCCATTTGTCTTTTCAATAGATGGAAGAATGTATCCTAATTTTTGAATATCAGGTAAATTTTCTTGGGACTTTAAATATTCAGTTACAAGAAACTCATGATACTTACCTTTAGGATTAAGTGGTTTACCATTCTTATCATAGAGAGCAGACCATTTAGTATTGATATATTTTTCAGATGGTTGTACAAGTTCACCAGATTTACCATATCTATAACCTATAATTCTATCTGACTCATCAAGTTTTAGATTTTCTTTTCTCCACTGTTGATACTCATCTTCAGTTAAAAGACCTCTGTTTCTCTCAAGTTCTTTTTGCTTAAGTACTTCATCAATCTGTTCCTGAGGTTTTGCTACTGTATTAGCATCAAACCACTGATTAATTTTTGTATACCACTCACGTGCATCAGTAGGATTGGTTGGTCTTTTACCAATAGATTCAAAGAATCTTGCTTTCTCTTTATGGAATAAAGACTGGTCATACTTTTGTACAAAAGCCATTCTCTTATCTAAGATAATTCTACCGTCTTTAGTTCTAATATATTCTCCGGTCTCGGGATCTGTTCTTGGAACACTAATCTCTTCATACAAACCTTCATTAAATTTAGCAGGGTTATCTCTAAGCATAGACCCAACACTTGCTTTATATTCATTAAAGGCTTTTGCAGCACGTTTTCTGAAGTCAATATCTTCTAACCTTGCCGTTTCCATTTCTGTCTTTACAGCACGTGCAAATAAGCCTAGAGCACTATCAGGAGAACTAATTAATGGAGCTGTTAAGTAATCAAATACTCCAGTATCTTTATTGGCTTTTTCAAGAACTTCAATCATGGACTTTTTGTCCAGGGTAAAGTTTAGAATAGTATCAATTCTTTCTTGAAGTTCATTAGTTTTCTTTTCAATAAACTCTTGAGAATTTTTTGGATTATTTTTAATTGTTTCAATTTTTTGTTGGAGCTGATAAACTTCCTTTTTAATTTTCTCATCAACACCCATTGGTTTATAATCCAATAAGAAATCTGCCATTAATGGGATACCTTCAGCAACAAACTTAGTCTTAATATTATCTCTTACTGTCTTAGTAAATGATAACATCTCTTGTGGAGTAAGTTCATTTTCATCTTGGTTAATCATTTGATCAACATTAACAGGAGTAGAAAAGAACTTAAGTACATCAGACTTTTGAATCTCATCAATGATACTATATCTATTTGCAAAATCTTGCATAGCTATAAGTTCTTGGATAGCTTCTTTTCTAGTTAACTCATCATTCTGGATTTTGTTAATCACAAAATTAAAGTGCTTATGAGCTTGCTTGGATTTATTAAATGCATCTTTGACAAACTCATTAATGCTGTTAATACCATCCAGGTTCTCTAAGATATTAATCAAATCTTTAGTCTCTTTGATTTTCTCTTTCTGTTTAAAAACTTTACTTCTCTCAAGAACTTTAATTTTCTTTTCTAGATAGATGCGTATATTTTCAACAAGTCTTGTGACTTTGTCATCTTCCATTTCAGCTCTGGTAGGCTCAGCTTTAGTTACCGCAGCACCAGACTCCTCAATTTCTTTATACTCATTTCTCTTGTCATCTTTATCAAATTCTTCAGCCTCCCATCTTTTGCGGGCTTCTACTCTGTCACCACCGGTTTCAGAGAGAATTCTTTGCCATTCTGAATCTGTTTCTATAGGACATCTATCTATTCTCATGATTTACAAATCTTTTCATTTATTAATGCAGCAACTTCATCTACTTGATCTTGGGTCTCAGCATTTTGTACTTTCTCAATCAAGTCTTTGACATCATAACCATATTGGCCTAATATCTCTTCTAAGTTAAAATCTTTTATGTAGGTTTGAATCTGTTTTAGTAACTCATTTTTGTAAGCATTAGTTGCTGGAACATTTACATTACTTGGAACACCCATCTCACCTGTAGTCAAATCAATGTTCTTCATTAATGTAGTACCACTTAATGGGTCTACTAAGTTATATAATCCATCTGAGTTAAGGACATAAACTCTACCTGCAGCTGAAGTAAATTTAGCTGGGAAGATGTTATTGTTTTGTGCAACAGCATCTCTGAAGTCTTGTAGGTCTGTACTTGTCTCAGGATTAATTCTACCCATTGCAGCCTCAGCATCTGCAGATACCGCAAATACTGGAGTTATTTGATAAAGATATCTACTCTGAGTACCGTTAAGATAATTAGTGCTAAACTTATTGTTAGCTTTAAAATCTGCAGCATCTTTGAAGCCTTCAGCTTTTGCTAATTGATCTAGAGTTCTTGTAGATACCTTACCAGTTTTTTCATTAGTGATCGTAACTTGATTACCGTTGATTGTTGATTTACCTATATATTTAATTTCTACAACATCAGTAGAACCTTTAATAGAATATTTACCATCATTAATCAAGCTAGTTCTGTTTGTAATAGTTTTATTACCACTAAATACTTTATCTACATTATCAGATCTTAATTCAATCTCTCCCTTAGTTGGTACTGCAGGAGTAGGTTTCTCTTCTACCGTAGCAAATGAAAATGTTGCCACAGCTGCTGTGTCATAGTCTTCTTCAGTAATAGGTTGTGGTGTTTCACCTCTGAAATCATATCCCCCTACCGCAGTGTCTTTTGGATTGTACACATATGCATACTCACTAGCTCTAGAGATTGCGACATATTTCAATTGATCTTTGATTGCTTTTTGACCGTCCATTCCAAGCTTTCTTTTGTCAGCTAGATTAGCTGCAAGGCTTGAGATGCTATCGTCAAAGATGAGTACTTTGTTGTATGTTCCTCCTTGAGATTTGTGAATGGTATGAGCATAGCCGTAGTCTATTCCTTTTTTAGCAAGGAATCTACCATTTTCAATAATGTCTTTATTGAATACTATCTTTTGAGTTAAAAGACTAATTTCACCAAATAGTAATCCTCTAGCTTTACCTTGTAGTTTAGAGAATAGAGCTTTAAGATCTAATATACCTTTAGCAATTTCGGCAAGTGCCTCATCATTTCCTTCAGTTGGAACATTAATTTGAAAAGGATCTTTATTTGAGTTAAGGGCATCTTGAATAGTTATTGTATAACCTTTAACTTTTACTTTTTTACCTGATGAAAATTCAATACCATATGAGGTTAAGTTACCTTGTGTAATTGATACTTCAATATCTTTTACTTCTGATACACTTTTTACAACATAGTCACCTGAATTAATTAACTCATCTTCTCCAATGTTATCATAGCCCATTAAGATTTCTCCTTCAATGTATGGAGATTTTTTGGCTTCCGCACCAAACATGATTTCTCTAGCTTGTATATTGATTCTAGCTACATCTTTGTTTAGAGAGGAAAGAATTCTGAAATAAAGTGGGTTATCAGACTCTTTCATTTCTTTTAGATTTTGACCCATAATCTGGTTCAATCTATCAGGAGTATCAAAGAACTCTACACCATTGCCATCTATCTCATCAGTTATATAAGTAAAGTCTTGTCCTTCTCTTGCTCTTGTAGAGTTTAATAAGATTGGATTATCTCCTGTTCTTTCAACTTTAGTAAGTTGTATTTGATTCTGTGAATTATCAAATACTTTAGATTGTAGTTTTGTATCATTTTGAACTGGACCAAGTTGACCTCTGTCTCCTGCAAAAATAATTTTAAGATTCATGTCATCTTTAAACTCTTGAATTAAATCATAGAGCTCATTAGTTACCATAGAAGATTCATCTACAATGATAGTATCTCCTCTTTTAATATTTGGTTTTCTAACAGATTCTGTTTTAACATCCCTAATATCTAACTGGTCACTTTCAAGATTAAGCATCGGGTTAAGACCAAACAAGGAGTGTAATGTAACTACCTTAGCTTTTGGATTCTTCATCTGAGTCACTGCATTTGCACGGTGAGTAGGTGAAGTATAAATAGGTTTTACATAACTTTTTTTATTTAAATACTTGTCAAATATTCCTAAGATTGTAGTCTTACCTGTACCCGCATAACCTGATAATGTAATCTCATTTTTATACTTAGCAGGGTTGTTATAGAAATCTTCCAGTTTGTACAATGCAGCTTGTTGTTCTGCATTAAGTGTAAATGGAACATCAATTGCTATACCATTTGCAAATACAAATGTATTTCCTGAATTTTGAGCTTGTACTTCTAACTGAGTAGGAGTTTCTCTAAATGGTCTACCATTCTGAGGGTCCACATTTGGATCAGTATTGTAAGCATCAAGAAGCTTTTGTTTAGCTGCAGCTTTACCTTTGTAACCTTCAACATCTACACCAACACCATCCTGTAACTTAATGGTATACATACTACCAAAGTATCTATAATCATCTGTTGTTTTAGCTTGTGGTGATTGATTAACTACAGGAGTATTCTTTACAAAGTTTCTAAACCCTTCTATATCTTGTGTAGAACCTAGAAATAAAACATTTTTAGGATTAAAAACACCATAGAAATCTTCTGGATCACCATCTGCTCTAGTTATAAAAGAATCAATAGGTCTTCCAGCTTCTATCTCAGTAATTCTATTTTCTAAAAATTTTATAAATTTAGTTAAGTCTTCTCCAGTAAGTGCTTCAAATCTTTGATTCCTTCTATTAGAATAGGCATCTTCAGTTAAATAATATTCAATATCTTGTTCTCCAAGAATAATATCATCTACACTGAATATACCTCTATTAACAGCAAAGAATCCTTTATTTTGTTCTGCAAGTTTTGCATTTTTTAACTGTTCTTTTCTTACAGCAAGAGTTTCTGGTAATTCTCCAATAAGTTCTGGAGAGTTTATTAGAACTTGAGAATTTATTATTACAGGTAATACTACACCAGTTTTTCCAGCATAACTTTGAGCCATTTTTTTATTAGCTAAATATAATGCACGATTTTGAAAATCAGGTATAACATCTCCGAGCTTATAAGCTGAAGTACCATGATAAAGTATGTCTTTTATCTGGCTATTAGGAAATATACTATTTAAATATTGAGAATATTGTTCTTGAGATCCTATATTTGATAATTCAGGATTAGATTCAAATATTTCTTGTACACCACTTTTAACTTCAGTAGGTTTAGTAGTAGGTTGAGTAATAGTTGGTGCATTCTCAATAGCCTCAAATGGATCTTCTTCAGCTGCTACTGCACGAAGCTCAGGCATTTGATTAAACTCAGCTTCTGTTACTACAAAGTTTTTAAACTGTCTTTCCTCAGTATTTACTGTTGTCTTAAATACATGTGCTAATCCTTTAGTATTCCAATAGTTTAACTTAAATAAGTTAGATGCGTTTTGCATTGCAGACTGCACCATATCCTGTGGAAGTACTTGATCAAATCCATATAGAGTAGAACCTACACCATGTTGATAAATTGCTACCAATGGAAGCATGTGGAATAATCTACTGATTCTTAAGTTTTCTTTAGTGTCTTCAACTTTTTGTACACTTTCATTGCCTAGAGCTCTAATGTTTCTAGCATAAGTATCTTTAGTAGCTGCATCAATTACATCTCTGTCAGTAAGAGTAAGTACATTAAACTCTGTAGACTTAGAAGTAGAGTGAATACTGATTTGCTCTAAGATAGGATAATCAATTGCAAGATTAGGATACTTCTGGATTACATCCATTACCTCATTGGTATAGGAGTAATCATTATTTCTCATAAGAGCATTGTAGTTAAATGAGTTTAACAATGCAATCTTATTTAATTCAAGTCCTGTATACCCTTTAGTTTGCATGTAACTTCTGAATATAGCATACTTGATATATGCCTCTTCAGATGCAAATGGATCTTGTTCTGTTTTAAATGGTTCAAATCCAGGTCTTTGAGCATAGCTTCTTGGGCCTTCTGCTGTATCTAAATAAGATTTATTTGCGAAGTCTTCTCTTAAGTTTTGGGAGTTCACATATACTACACCATCTTTAATCTCAACATCAGTTAAAAGATTATTAGATAGCTTAACAGGCATCTCCTTAAACTCAGTAGGTATTTTTACAATACTACCATTAGCATCTATAAAGTTAGACAAGTAGTTTTGTAAGATAAAGTTACTGATGTCATTCTTAAATGAACTAACAAAGTTTACTAATCCGTCATTACTAGCACCAAATTTATTTATGATAGCAGTTTTATACTGTTCATCTGATAAAGCCGTTTTTATAAACTCATCTGTTGGTTCACCATTTCTAAGTGGAAGCATCTGTGAAACAACATCAACTATAAGTTTTTTATCTCCTAATGAACTTGTAATACTTTCATATAAGATTCTATCTTTTGATGCTTTATCAACTTTACTAAGCGTGTCTAATGAATCAATGTCTAAGTCTCTTAGAGCAATCTCTTGAATATTTCTAAATAATGTAGTATCTGGTTTTGACCTTCTTTTCATTCTTCCAATACCCTGGATTTGCTTTTGAATTTCACTAAAGTGTAAAAGCATACCCATTGCAGGAATGATTTGATTTTGATCAACAGTGCCTGTTTTAGCATATGAATCAATAAGATTATCCATTAACTCCAATGAGTAACCAGATGTTTCATACCTTTCATTAGCTTTAGATGATGAGTTGTAGAATAGTTTATTATCAACAGAAGGTTTTACATAAACTTCTCTCTCTTTACCATCAAAATCAATTGTTACAGATGAGACATTATTTAGATCATAGATCAAACCGTTAATATTATTTCTAAGTTCTGAATACTTCATCTTTGTAGGAATGTCAATCCATCCTTGATTTGGAACAAATGTTTTATAGTATACAGTTACATCATCATTAGGCTGAAGTACAGAAGTACTGGCATTATAATACTCGCGCATATGTCTGTCAATAACTCTCTTTGTAGCTTCGTATCTTTCAAATGCTTTTTCCTTAGCGGCAATACCCATAGCACCTGCAAATGGACCACTAATTTTTCTTAGTTCCTCTGCAAATTCTCTAATTAAAGGAGATGATACAAACTTAACTGCATACTCTCTAGGTACACCAGATCTAATTAAATAGAGCATGGTCGGTGCAAGTTCATAGTTACCCTGAATATAAAATATCCATTCATTTGCTTCTACATCCACCCAACCATTCATACCTTGTGAAACTACATCAGCAATTCTATCTATTCCAGTTTCATCATATATTTTTGAAAGTGAGATGTTTCCTGATTTAGTTTTATTATGAGGTAAGAATAATCTCATATCATAAATAGGTTCACCAAACTCTACGTACTTACTTAATGATTTACTAAATTCTGATGCTTTATATTTTTTAGGTAAAATAACACCAGCTTGATTAAAGATAGGGTTCATAGCATTCTCACTAGCAGCAATACCAAGTACTGCTTTACCGACAATATTATGTCCGTGTTTAGCCACATTATACCTTGGTTCAAGCACAGTAGTTGGGCTAATCATCTTTGTACCTTTACCACTTATATTTACCTCTTCACCATTTACTTTTTCATATTTATCAAAGTCACTTACTTTATCTTCAAGTTCTTCTGAAAGTCCTTGTAATAAAGCAGTATCATTTGGTTTAACCAAGGTTGCATAATTCTCAGGAATCTCAAGAATAGATCTAATGTTCTCAATGAAACTATTCTCTACAGCTTTCTTTTGTTGCTTAAGCATCTCTTTCTTCTCAGCATCGGTTGCTTTATTATATGCAGCAAAAAATTCTTCTCTACTTAAGTTAGATGTAATTACCTCACCTGTTTCAGAATTAATATTAGGCATAAATGTAGTTAACTTATCTACGTCAAAGTCACCACCTGATTTTGCAACAAGTTCTGTTGGCACAATAATAATAGAACCTGCTGATGGATCTAAAAATTCATAGACCTCCATGAACTCCATAGAGTTAAGACCTTGTACTGGGATACGTACAGCAGTCATTGTAATTGACTTTCTATTATTATCTGTATCTAACCATTTATCATCCTTAATCATTTGGTTAAGTCTCTGGATTGTACCAATAGCTTCACCATCTAGATGCTTAAGTTTAAGTAAATGATAGAAGTCTCCTTGTAAAGAAATAGCAACTTTCATTGCATTTGTTTTACCGTCTTTACCTGGATGATAGAATGGAAGTGTATTACTACCCATATGCTTCTTGATATCAGCATCGGTAGGAGCAGTCCACATGTTATTTGTAAATGAGCTTGCAACTTGTACAAGTGCTTCACCTTTTACTTTTTGACGAACAAACTTCTTCTCTACAATTGACATTATAGTATCTTCAATTGCTTGAGCATCTAAGAAATATGATAAGTCATATTTTAATGAGCCATCACTGTTTGTTTTAAGAGCTCTAAGTAAATGCTCTGGATAATCTTTTCTTCGTAGATTATCCTTAATTACTTTTAAAAACTTCTCAGGATTAGTTATACCCTTAGTTTCATCATAACCAATCTCCTGTTTAAGTTCTTCTTTAAGTAACTCAGTATTGAATTTTACACTTTCCTCATAAGCTTTAACCAGTCCAGAATATTTAGGAAGAGTTAAAGCACCTTCTTCATATAAACCATCAAGGATTAACTTTCTTAACTGTGTAGGGAATACAACGTTACCCTTATACTTATTAGGTACATTGGTAACTTCTTTTAAGAAACCTGCGTTAAATGTATTTTTAGTAAATACAACAGAGTCATTAAATCTACCATCTTCAGTAAAAGCTTTATCTGGTTTACCATTTGAAGTAATTGCACCAACTTTAGAGCCTGACTCAAATGTAACATACTGAATATTTTGCTCTAACATTTTTTTATGCAACTTATCAAAATCACTTCCTTCTTTAATTACACTTGGGATTAATGGGAATAGTGCAAACTTATGGAATGCTGTTACAGGCAATACTGTATCTTCGAGGTATCCAAAGTTTTGTAATTTGTATACTGGGAAGAATTCATCAAGTGGACCTTCAATAGGTTCTCCTTTGATTATTTTTTGAAATAAATCTTCTTGTTTATCACTCCACTTATTCTGAAGTTTCTTTAAAGTTCTATATGCATCAAACGTAATGTAACCTTGACCATCACCTTCTTTAATTTCTTCTTTGGTATATTTTTTTATCTCACGATCTACTGTCTTCTTGATTTCATCAGCAGACATTTTAGTATTTTCTGTATAGAATTTTGTAAGACCATCTCTGATGTCAGGGATATAAACACTATCTCTTTTAATCTCCTCAATTATAGCAGTGTTTAATGACCCATCATAAATAAAGTTATTATACTTTGGAGCAAGTGTTGATGCATAGGTTTTACCTAAGTTGAATTGCTCATTGATATATCTGATTGCAGAAACATCAGTTCTAAATCTACGACCATTAGAAATTAAACCAGAAGTTCTCTTATGAAAGCCTTGTTTAGTATGATCATACTGTGCAATGTCACCATAGAATATAACTGATGTTTCAAGATTATGAATCCATGAGTTATACATATAGGTTTTTGTCAATAGCCTTTCTTTCTGTGAACCTGTAAATCCAGGAATATTATATTTATTTAATAACTTAGGATCTATGTACTTAGCTTCATTTAAATAATCATAAAGTTTATTACTTTTTTTCTCAAAATAACTTTGTATTTCTTTAATGATTGTTTCTTTAAGTTTAGGATCTGAAGAAAGATAGTTTAATAAAGTTACCTCAGTGGTATTTACTTTAGATAGAATCTCCTGTTTAGTTTCTTTTGATAATACACCATCAAAATAATTAAACTGTTCTCCTGAAGGTTTACCATCTTTACCTGGTTTATTATAGCCAATATAGTTTTTAGCTTCAGGATTAGTTTTGAAAATATTAATCCTAGCTGTTTCAGAAGATACATATGGTAAGATAATCTTTTCAATGGCATCTAATTCATTATTCATTGAAAGGAAGGTATCAAAGTCAATATAAAGATGTTTGTCTTTTTTAGAACCAATACCTGGAAATTCAATACCACCATCTATTCTCCAAGCAAATGAAGAAGATTTAGACCCTGGTCTAAGAACTTCTTGCATACCTGCTTTTAACATAGTATGGAACTCTTGAATAAATTTACTTCTAGGATCTAGATCGGTAGTAGTAGAACCATCTTTATTAAGTATCTGAGTACCTGATGCCATTTCAATTGCAATGGATCTACCAGCTCTCTTTTTATTACTTGCATCAAACAAGCTATTAAAAGTCTGAAGGTTATTAGTCCAAGGATTTCTTTTAGGATCTAGGTAACTAGTGATACTTCCTTTTCTAAATAACTCAGTCTTTTCTGTTGCTGAATTTAAAGCATCTGCAATTACCGTTAATGTATTATCTTTAGTATGTTCATTAACTCTTTTCTTAGCTGCATTAAGTACGCTAAAGTTAGAGCTTGTTGCTCCGTATTTATTTTGTAACTCAATTAATTTATTTACTGCAGTAGATAATTTTGGACCTTCAAGATATATAGAACTATTAGGTGCACCAATTATACCTTTACCAAAACCTTTAGATAGTGCATCAATAGGATTAGATTTAAATCTATTAATGATTTCCCATCCTTCTTCAGTCACATTGCCTGAAGATTGAGCATCTCTAAGTTCTTTAAAAACAGTGAATATATAACCAAGGGCATAATCCTTACGGATAATCTTATCACTTAGGGTTTGTTTAATTTTACCTAAGTCATCATAATTAAAACCGATTGCTTTTAAGAATCTGTATTCTGCATCATCACCTGTTTTTAATTGACCATCATCACCAATAAATTCTTTAACAATAGCATTAAGATTTAAAATATTATTGTTGAACTTATCTTTGCTGATAAACTTGTTAGGCTTCTGAGCTCTAAACTGACTTGTAAACTTTCTTTTAGTACTACCAATATCCATTGAAGTACCAACTACTTCAGTTGTTGTCCCATCTTTTTCAGGAACTACTAGTAATTGGATATATTTAATTCTTGGAAGGCTGAATGCATTCCAGAAAGAAGTTGTGATACTAAAGCTTGTACCATTAATTGGATCTTCAACTGATGGGTTAGGTAATTTATATTCTACAAGTTGTTTTAATTCAGGATATATTGCAGAAGCTGCTACAATTTTATTATATATTTCTTGAGGATCTTTAGTACTACCTGTTGATCTTACAAGTGCATTCCATACTTTCTTGAAGCTTGCTCTCTTTTTAAATCCAAGTCTATCATACTGATGATTACCATCTTTATCAAGAGCAAACAAACTCTTAAGCATGTAGATAACTTCATTATCTGCTAACTGTTGCAATGTAACATCACCTACAGAGTCTTTTAACTTTTCTCCTCCTGCAGCATCTTCAATATCATTTGTAGCTTCTTCAGGATCTAGTGCTGGATCTGATTCTTGAAGTCTTACTTTTTTATTAATGATATTAAAATCTGAATGTTCTTTGTGGAACTTAATTGTTTTATTCCAGTTTTTAAGAGCTGTTTGGAAGATTCTTAATCTTTCAAGATCAAGTTTCTGATCAAAGTCAAGTACTGCTTGAGTAGCAGAAGCATTTGGATTTTCTACAATATCAGTGTAATCTGTTTCTTTAGCTTTTACATAAGCTTCAAATTGAGCTTTTGCTTCTTCTAAACTGTTTACAATTACTATGTTAGCAGGAGTCTTGTCGGTTCCTTTGATTTTATTGTGAGTATAAAAGTCTCCGATTACATCAATTGTACCTTTATATAATTCTCCTTTAATTCTTTCACCTTCTTTATTATCTAATGTAAGATTATCAAAGTCTTCAATTTGATCTCTAAGGAAGAAGTATTCATTATCTCCTTTAGAATTTTTAATTACTGCAATAGCATTTGTAGAAAGATCTACAAGAGTATTGATATCATTAAACGGTTTAACTGGGGCTACAGTAAGTCTGTTTTTAATTTCAGCTACTCTATCTTCTAAGTTTTCTTTTAAGAATTCATAAAGCTGAGCTTCATTTTCTTTTTTAAGAATAATGTTTACAGTACCACTCTTATTAGCTGTTACTCCATTACTTTCTTTTTGATATGCATAGGCATTATCAATCTCTTCAGAGATCATTGAGTCCATTGCATTTACAAGGTCTAATGAGTCTCTTTCATTAAGGGCATCTTCTCTATAAGCTCTTTGTTGTCTTATACCACGGTTAAGCATGTCAAATTGAACATTCTCAATTAATGGTACATAATCATTTAATAGTTCAGGTTTGTTAGAAGCAAAGAATAGTTTATTAAACAACTCTCCTGCTACACCATATGTAGAGATCTCTTCTGGTTGAATTTGATCAGCTAAAGATTGTTTACGGCTAAATAATTTCTTTAAGAAGTTTAAGATCCTTCTAAATAAAGTATTTCTAACAGGTGCTCCTTTTTTAGTCTTTGGAGAAAGAGCATATGTTCTAAAGTCTTCAGCTAAGATTTCTTCAATTGCAAAAGCAGAAAGATTTTTAAATTTAGGGTCAGAGTTTCTTACCTCATTATATAATTTTAATTTCTCTTCTCTGGTCAAGAATAACTGTGAAAATACGTGCCAAGCTTCATGGTACGTATCTACCATTGAACCTTTAGTAGCTTGATTAATTAAAATCTTACCAAGTTTACCATCTAGATTTTGCTCAGCAAGAAGTGAAGAACCTGCAGCAATAAATCTTGCATATACATTAGAGTTAACAATGTTTGCTACTTGCTCTAATGATATAAATTTAGAAAGTGGGGAATTATTCCACCATGTAGTAGCCGCATCAATTTGCTCTTGAGTAACATCATTAGAAAGATTTGCACCTCTATCTAACTTAAACTTACCGTAATCTCTTTTCAATCTTCTAGAGATAGGAGTACTATCTGAAGGTTGGATTGTATTATCCGGATTAAGTAATTCTTTTTGGTCTCCTTCTATATCTTCATCAGGAACAGTATTAGGTTCTGGCTTAAGTTCATCTAAAGCTTCAGCCACTTCTGTTTCTGCAGCAGTAATAGTTTCAATTGGAATACCTCTTGATGTTTCAGTATTAAAATCTCTATCACCAAGAGAGCCCATATCCATGCGGCCAAACTCTGTATCAGATAAAGCTTTTACTACATCTTTAAATAAGAAACCATTATCAGTTACATCAGTAACTTCAAGATAGAATTCATCACTTTGATTAACTTTATTTTTAGCACCATAGAATTTATGTACTCCTGGTTGTCCTTCTATTACAGCATCGTAGTTATATACAGGTGGTTGATTGTTACGTGTAACTTCTCTAACATTCTGAACTGTAATTTTAATTGATTGTGCAGGGGCATTTTTAATTACCTCTACCATGTCATCTTTAAACTTACGGACTGCTGATCTAGTATCTTGAGTTGCTTTTTGTTGTGCTTTAGCTGCTTTATTGGAGTAAGCATCAGGAATAGCAAACTTAAGATAAGAGTTGTATAATGGAAGACCTTGAGATTTTGAAAGAAGAATCTTTGGATTTAAACCAACAATAAATTCTTTGTAAGTACCTGACTTAACTAGTTTATCATTAGTTTCATCATAAGTAAAAAAGTCACTATTTAAAATGCCATTCATGTAATTCATCTTGGCACCATACTTAGTTACTTTACCTTCTTTTACAGAAGCTTTACCACCATTTAAAACTTCTTGAATCTTATCAGTACTTTGTTTACTACCATCAAGCGGTACATATCTTAAAGTATTAACAAGACTTGGATTAGCTTTAAGTTCTGCTGCAGTATAATCTGCATAAACAAAATAAAGCTTGTTATTTTTCTGGATTAACTTATGTCTTCTTGTATCAGTAACAAATGAAAAGTCCTGATTATTTATTTTACTTTGTAAGTTAACTATCTTATCATTAAAGAATTGATTGTAAAATGCAACTTTTTCTTTTGTCTTTAATGTTTTTGATTGTAATGCTTGAGCAATTTGTTTAGAAATATCTTTAGGAATATCTATTCTATCTACTTGGAAACTTTGATCATCTACTGTAATAATAGAAGCTCCAGATCTAAAACCATACTCATCTTTATTTAAGACTAAGAATGTATCAATTGTATTAGGAGCTAATCCTTCAAGATCAGATAGTTTTACATCTTGCTTAATTACATCATTTAATATACCTGTACTAGCTCCTGTTACAAACAATAAAGGTGCTTTACCTTTTAGTGCTTGTTGCTTGAGGTCATATAGTTTTTTAAATTCCTCTTGTTGCTGCTTACCTAAATCTTTAACAAGATCTGCAAAAGATGCATTTTCATTTTTCTCATATGAAGATACAGAACCATAACCCATAAATCTTAGCATCTCATATGCTAGATCAGTAGGGGTCATAATCTGATCCTCTTTATTGTAGATATCTCTTACAGTATATTTACCATTTTGGAGACGTACATCTCTCATCATTTGATAAACAGGCTTGCCTCCCTTTTCTTTAGTAGTTACATCACCCTGTTGATTAAAATAAATAGTATTACCATTCTCATCAGTAAGCATTAAAGCAAATAACTGGCTAATTGGAGTAACATCATTTTTGATACTTTCTTCTTCTCCAATACCAATCATTTTTCCAATTAAATCATCAGTCTGTTGAGTTCTTTCGTCTCTTGGAAAATCTTTTAGATTGACAACCTTTAGTCTTAAGAATTTACCCTGATAATTAATTGTAGCATTAATGTCAAGATTCCTAGCTAAGTTTTTAATTTTTGCTAAAGCTAATCTGATATATGTTTTATTTGGGTCTGTGGATTCTACAACACCTTCAAACTTATCATTAGGATTCATTGTGATGAACTGTTCTAATGTACCTGACAAAGCTGTAGTAGCTTTCAATCTATCATCAGAAACTTTTGCAATAGGAGTTGGCACTTCATCCTCATAGTCTTGTTGAGTTGGAGTATTAGCTTCATAGTCTGATACTGCATCAAGTACTTCTGGAGTAAGCTCTCTATTAAATCTAGCATTTACTTCTTGCCATCCAGTATCTGGATTTCTAAAAGCTTTAGCCATAGCAGCTAAATTCACACTTGGGTCAATGTCAACAACATCAATAAGCTTAGCCGCAATGATATTAGCTAAGTATGGAAACTGTTGCATATATTGTAATGCACTATCTACGCCTTGCTTCTCAGCAAGTTTAGTATAGAGGTAATCCATATACCCATTAATGTCAAAAACTTCCCCTTGAGGAAGCGTTGACATTTTTTTATAAATTACTTTAGCTAGTGCTTCAATATGTTTAGTTCCAAGTGCGCAAGTAATTGCCATTATTCACAAATTTCTAGGTTAAATAATTCATCTTCTAAACCATCAAGTTTAGAATCTTTGACTGTGTCTGCTATGTTGTCAATGTCTTTGGCACCATATTGAGATGCAACATCTGTTCCTTTAGATAAAACTGTTTTAACTTCTGGAGTAACTTCGGCAACTTCTTGTGTTGGTTTCATAGTAGGTAGTTTTTGTTTTTCTACAGTGCTAGTTTCTAGCTTATCAAAGGTAACGAAAATAGTATCATTTCCATTAACTTTTTGTAGCGTAACTCCATCTTTTTCAATTGATTTTACTGTAACTGGAGTACCTTCAGTTGCCCATGCAGACTCAGCTGCAAGAGACTTAGTTATAACTCTTGAACCATATTCTTCAGATGGAATTCCTTCTTTAACAATGCGTTCAAGAATTGACTTAGGAAGAGCATCAATAGTCTTATTCTTATAACCCATTTGGTTAAGCATTTGTCTTAACTCAGGATTAATTTCTGTTACCACTTGGATACCCTCTTGAGTAGGTTGTTCTAAAGCAGCTAGTTCTGCATCATATTTAGCATTGATTTTATTGGTTCTACCGTTAAGGTTTGCTTCTTCCGCAGTTCTCTCTCCTGTTTTAGTTACTTTTTGATATATATCTTCATAAAAAGTATCACTAATAATAGCACCGCCTTTAGCTACATTACCATATTCATTTTTTTCTACACCTGTCAATACTTCTTTACTGCCATCCTTTTTATATCTTACTTGAACAAATAAAGTATCTCCATTATCATCAATTACTTCATAATCTTCAACTCTTTCTACAATATCATTAGCATATTCATCTAACTCTTCTTGTCTTCTTCTTTCTATATCAGCTTTCTTAGCTTCTATATCTTCAGTTACTGGAGGACCTACAATATCATCTAAGTCTGCAACTTCGGCATCTACAAAACTATATGTAGCTACTGGAGGAGTCTTGTCTGTTTCATTAGTTATATCAGCAAACTCTTCCGCAGTTTCAGCTGTAGCCTCTGCTTTAGGAGAAGCCGGTGTAGCACCCTCAAGTTTATTCTTTACTGTGATATCTTCAGCTACATCATCTAATAGATCATATAGATATCTAATTTGATCATAGTATCTATCAGCAGCAGCTTCAAGCTGGCTTAATCTAGTACGTTCCTCATCTTGTACTTGTTCTAGGAATTCTACGTCATCTATAGTATCAAGTACTAATTTCTCAAGTTGATCAAACTGATTCTTTAATTCAGCATATCCTTCAGCTTTTGCTATAGAAGCTGCATTAGTAGACTTAATTAATTTACCAAGTTCGTCTTTAGATAAAACTTTAAAGCCAGTCTTCTTTTGGAAATCTGTCATTGTCTTATATCTTGAGTTCCAAACATTTAGATACTCTTTCAAATAAGCAACAGATTTAGCAATTGCATTTTTAAGAATAGAAATTAATTTTTCTACTGTAGTAAGTTTCTTTTCAAGCTTAGTAATCTTTTCACGGATATCAGCTCTTGATAAAATACTAAGATTAGGATCAGCTATCATATTTTTATAATAGTTGATCTGATTAGTAATATCTTTTTTATTTGCTTCTACAGTTTTTAAATCTGCCTTAAGTTCAGCAATTCTTGCTAATGTAGCTTTTGCAAATTCAAATTCTCTTTCTACTTGAGCTTTAATATCTCTTTTTCTAATTTTAGTCTTAGGTCTATTTTTATACTTAAAGTCTACAATAGCTTTGATCATTTCACTAATCTGATTTGCATCAGCCATTGCAGTTTCTAATTGTACACCAGTAAGCTCTAAACTAGTATCAAGTAACTCTTGCAAATGTTTAAGAGTATCCTTAATGTTAGCAGCATCAGTAGCTAGTTTATTTCTCTTTTGCTCTAATAAAGCAACTCTTTTAGCAAGTGCTTTCTTAGCTTGTTCTCTTTTCTTTTTAATATCTCTATTGATATCATTCACATTCTTGGCAGGTTCTGCTTCTTTAGGTTCTTCCTCCGGAGTTTCCTCTGAAGAAGTGTCTTCCTTAGATAATGCTTCAGCATTTTCTGCTTTAATAAGATATCTATTTACAAGATCAAGATCAAACTTAGCCATTAATGCAGCTTCCTTCTCTTCATTTGTTTTTTCAGAGTCAGGTTTTTTATTTAATCTATTATATTGACTTTCTAATTTTTTAACCAAAGCTTTAATTTCAGAAATATCCATTGCAGAAAGATCATAGACTTCTCCTTCAAATGTTACTTCAGGAGCATCATTAGCTTCAATTGCTTTTTGTGTAGCTTCATCAAGTTTTTCTTTATTGTAATCTTCAATAATCTTTGCAGCAGTTGGGTTATCCTTTATAAACTCATCCAACATATTTAATATCTCTATCTCTTCCATCTCAGAAACTTCATCAATAAGTTTCTCATCTGTTTCAATATAGTCATTAAATGCATTATTTAATCTTTGTTGTAGTTCAGCATCCATGGATTCCCATGAGCTATTAACTGTAAACTGTACATAATCAGCTTGTTGAATTTGTACATCATCCTCAAGTTTCTGAATATTGAGTCTAATTACATCTTGCTTTCTTTCTGAATATTGGTTTTCTAATTTTCTAACTTCAACTGGATCGGCTTTAAGCTCTACTCTATAAATATCTCCAGAAGTAAAACCTCCATCAAATTCATCTATAGTAATTTCCTCACCATTTTTATCTCCAAGTTTAAGTACATTACCGTCTTTATAGATAGTAATTTCAGATACATCTTTACCCTGTACAAGTTTAGCATCAATGTAATCACCATCAGCAAGTTGCTCAGATAGTTCTTCTAGAGTAGCCAGGTTATTCTTTAATTGAAGTTTACCTTTCTTTGTAACTCTTTCAGTTTTTGGCAATGCATTAATCTCTCTTTGCAATTCAACATCAAGATTAGCTAACTCAGCATTAAGCATCTGATCTAATGTCTTAGCATAACTAGTACGGTCCATCATTTTGAGTCTAAGAGCTCTTTCAAATAACTCTACATACTCATCATAATCTGGATGACCTTCTTTAATTACTGCTTTTCTAGTTGCATCAAAGAATTCATTTGGAAGTTTATTATTTCTTTGAAATTCATATGCATCATCTGCACTGATAAATACATTTTTGTCAGCTAGTTTATTTAGTAAAGTATTTAGTTCAAGATTTGTAATCTCTTGATTTACTAATCCTTCATAGTATTCTTTTCTATTATCATAAAGTCTTTGCATCCATGTGTAGTTTCTCTCCACATGTTCTGTAAAACTTTTTGGATTATGAAGCATATTTACATAAGAAGATAAAGTACTTGCTTCTCTTCCTAGTCTATAGTTATCCATTAGAAGTTCAAATGCTTCTTCTGCTTTGCTATCAAAATAATCTTCGTCATTAAGACCAGCAATAGATCTTAAATACTCTTTGTAAGCTACTTCAAGATCAGCTTCTGCTCTAGTTGTGTTTTCTTCAGATTTAGATTTAACTCTCAGTTGTCTATCAAGTTCTTGTCTTGCTTCTGCTTCAAGTTCAGCTGGATCAATTGGATTGCCCTCATCATCTACTTGATTTTCAAATAGACCTGCACTGCGCATCTTTTCAATCTGAGCTTCTTTATCTAATACATTGTATTTAAAGTAATACTCATATGCTTTATTGAGACCTTTGACAGCTTCAATTTTTCTTTGTCTTTTAGATATCTCATCTGGTGTAAGACTATCTTTTTGAGCATCTAATTCACTTTGTAAAAGTTCAGCTTCATTCTTAAGTTTAGATGGATTGAATAGAACTTGAACTTCAGAATCAGTCATCTTAGATAAAGGCTTCTGGCTTCTGATAGTCTTTTCAATACTATCCATTCTTTTACGTGCATTATCATAACTTTCATTCATGAATATAGCATTTGCTTTTGCTACATCCCATGCAGATGAAAATATTGCAGCTTTCTTATATGCATCAGAACCTTTTTCATATCCACTTAAATCCACAGGATTTGGATATCTAGATTCCATTTGATCATACCTTTCAGATATTTTATCTACTCTAGAAAGTATCTCATCAACTCTTTGTTGATATTCTACACCTTTACCTTTTTCTAAACCAAATTCAACTTCAACTTCTTCTGGAGTCATTTCTTTAACTGCAGAAATATTCTCTTTAAAGTATTCAATACTGTTTGTTTGCAATGCAGACGTTACTGCACTTACTAATGCATGATCTTCAGAGTCAAGAGTTTCTTTTCTATTACCAGAGTTTCTAATATCAGCTATCTTATTTTGAGTAGCATAATTAAATATCTTTGAGTCAAAGAATTGTTTAGGGTCAGAGTATAAAGCATTTAATTGTGCAGCTACTTGTTTACCATAGTTAGCTCTTTTATTTTTATAATCTTCAAATTCTGCTGAGTCAAAGATTTTATTATAACCTAAGCTGATCCATTCAATACTTTTATTAAGCGGTCCAGCAAACATACCCATTACAAATCCAGATGAAAATGTTTCAAAACCTTTTTCTGTAAATGGATTTTCTTCAGCCCACTTTTCTGCAAAGTAAGAATACTTGTCTCTCATTGCATTAGTAGTACTACCCTGAGCATATAGATAAGATCTTACAGCTGGATTATTAAATGCATCTGTATAGTATCCTTCCATTGCTCCTGCAATAGTTTCTTGTAAGTTTTCTTGAATACCTTCTGTTATATTAGATTTAAAATAACCTACTGATCCTTTAGCAGCTCTTACAGCTAAATCTTTAGTAGCTCCTTTAAATCCTAAACCTTTGACACCTTCCAGGTAACTTTTAAAACTACCGTCAATATATTTAAATTCTCCTTTTGATAATTTACCAGCAGCATCTTTAGCTCTTTGAAAAACTACTTTGCCGGCATTTTTAAAATTGACAATATCATCAGTAGCACCCTTTAAAAATTTAGATGCACTACCTTTCATAATATTAGGAAAAGTAATTTTATTACTTCCATATATTAGCGCAGAGTTCCAAGCAATTGTTTCTGCAGATGCAGCTTTGGCTTGTTGCTCAAATGCTTTTTGGATTTCATTAGATGGAGCTTTACCATTTTTCTCATAGTACTTATCATATAGACTATCGTACACAGAGTTTTGTACCATACCTCCCTCAAGTCTAGCTTCAGCTAAAGCAAGGTTAATACCTCTCACATCTCTATAGAATCCCCCTGCTGTTTTTGATAATGCAGCAAGACCTGATAGGTTATCAAACTTACCAATCTTATATACATCACCTACAGCTTCAAATGTATTTGTAAGTGGGTTAAAGAACTGACCAACTTTACTGTTGGCCGCTTTGTAAAAGTTTCTTGCAGCTTGTGAATTACCTAATGCTTGTAAACTATTGCGGAACATATCACCACCTTTATCAAGCATTGTAAACTTAGGAAGACCTTTTCCAATTCTTTGTAAGTTTGCACCTAATCTTGCAGCAAGAACTCCACCACCTGCACCACCAGTAGCACCAGTAATTACAGCTTCTGCAGCAAATTCTGCCACAGCTTCCATCATGATACCAGCTGTATAGCCAAAGTTCATCATGGTATTATTCATAAAACCTGCAACACCACCTTTAGTAGATTGGCCTATAGCAGCAGCTTCTTCATATATTCTAGCATCTTCAGTGTCACCACTAAAGTCACCTTGTAACATTTTGAAAAGACTCTTAGGTGCAGACTTAAAACCTTGCCATGCTAATGGAAAGAATGAGTGTTGCATCATTCTAGTAAAGTCATTCCATCCAGTAGTTCTTTCATTAAAGACAGCTTCATTGTCTCTTAATGGAGAGAAGCCAATCTCATCAAACTTAGTCTGACCATATGCGGCATATCTTTTATAAAAAGAATTACCACCAGACCCAGCATTGTAAGAATACATCTTAGCATACTGATTCTGATCTTGGTTAGCTTGAGAGATTGATTTACCATAGTCATATAGACTACTCTTTATATCTTCAAATCTTGGAGTTTTTCTTGGGCCTGTTGGACCAGGAGGTCTACCAACTATATTCTTTTGTATACTAAGATTTGGTCTATCAATAGAATCAAATGAAGGTATAGGAGAATTATATGCTGCCGGTGTAGGAAAGTTAATTTCAGGCATAGATATTCTATCCCCTTCAAAAGGCTTATAACTTTGAATATCTAAATTAGGTCTGTTGATTCCACCAAACTGTGGTCCCAAAGAATCTAATGCACTGAAGTTATCAGTATTATTTTCACTGGCCATTATAGTAATATTGGTTGGTTTGTTTAATTAAATCAAAATAATTAAATGCCATCTCATTTCTATGTGAAGTAAGATTGTTTCCAAATGAAGTTTGGTTCTCTGTCATTCTGGCTATTTCATATTTTCCTGTCTCAGGATTCCATAAAGGATATTCTGTAACTACTGTATAATCTCCGGTACCAAATTCATTCTTACTGATATTAATTTTAAACCTTCCATCTAATGGATCAGAATAAGAATACTTTCCTTTTGAATCTACATAAGCTGAAAGCGGATCTTTGAATGATGCTTTATACATACTATTATTCATAGACTTAGAATCTGTCATAATGTTAATACCATTCTTTAAGATTGCCTGTGCTTCAGCTTGTGTAAGTAGATTATTATTCTGTTCTTTATTAGTAGAAACATATTGTTTTAACCACTCATTAGTTGGTTTAATAATTACAGCAGCTCTTCTAGTACTACCTGTAGCAACAGGAGCAACACCTAAGGTAAATGTTCCTACTTTTGATTTAGGAGAACTCATGTCTGCTTGCAATTGAGATAATAATGCAGCTACTTTAGCATTCTTTGCACCACCTGCTTGATCCCAATTTGTTTTAGAATATCCTTGAAAAGATGATCTTACTTTAGTAGTATCACCAAAGTCTAAGTTTCTTAGGTCATTATAAACTTCACCGTAATATTTTCTACCATATGAACTTCTTGGGTTAATTTGAAGAGCAGTAGCCCCTTCAGAAAAAACACCAGTCCCTTTAGTATAGAACTCTGATAAACCAACAACAGGTTTTCTTACAACTTTTTCTGATCTCCAAGCTTCATCCGCAGCAGTTAACATTTCTTTATAATCAACATTTGCACTTCTACCAGTTTTTCTATATACTGCAGTTTTAAATTCTTTTTCAGATCTTAATGTACCAGACTCATCATAAAGAAAAGCTGCATCTCCATAACCACCTCTCATTAACTGTCTTTCAACAGCTCTACTAGATTCAGTTCTCCAAGCTTTATCTTCTTTTACATAGTTGATATAATCCTGGAACTCAACATTAGATGCAACAATTTTTTTAGCTCTTTCACCTTTAAGTTCTGTTAATTGTGAATTTGATCTAATCCAGTTGTCATATCTATCTTTAATATTCTCAAGATCTTTTGTTCCAACTTCTCTAGTTAAGAATGCAACAGGATTAGCTTGAAGTTTTTTATTAAATTCAGTAAGACTGATGTTTGGATTTTTATCATAATGTAAGATCTCATTTAACTTCTGTTTTGAGATTTTACCATTATTATATAATTCAAACAAAGTACTTACAGTATTCTTAGCCCAAGGCATTGCAGCATCAGTAGTTTTCATCTTAACCATATCACGGCTAAGACCGATTGCATTCTGTTTGTCTGTTGCAGAACCTTTAGCATTTTTAATTACAAAGAAGTTCTTTTGATCTTCATAAGGAGTAGCTTGATTATTCTCATCATAATAGTGAGTACCAGCAGCAACTCTTGCTTTGTCAGCTTCAGTTTTAGCTCTTAGGTTTTCTTTGAGCATTGCAACTTCTTTAGCTCCTTGAATACGCATTTTAGTAAGTGCCGCATTCTGTTGGAACTTCTCTTCATTTACTTTGTAAATGTTAGCATCAAGATCTACTTTAGAGTTTCTATAAGCTAAGGTATGAGCGGCTTCACCTAATGCTTTCTGCATTAATGAAGATGCTACACCACTATCTACTTTAAATCTTAATGATTCAATATCACCGTATGGATTTTTAAAACCATTACTACCTGCAGCATTATTAACCTGACCTCCGTTAAGTAAATCATTTTCTTTCTTAGCTCTTTCAAGAACTTGATCATTAATACCCTTATTCATTTTAAGGGCTTCTAACTGCATTTTTACATCAGGACCAGCAGTTCCATTGTCTACTTGCTTTTGAAGGTCTGCAATCCTATTGTCATAAGTTTTGTTAGTTTCTTGGAGTTGCATATATCTTAGGTTGTTTTGAACCTTAAGAACATTGAATTGATTCTCCAAATATTTCATTTCAGCTGCATTCTCATCTCCATTGAACTGTGCAGCATTATTTTTAGCAAATGATTTTCTATCAACATAGGCTTGTGTCTTGTACATATCTTGTACAGCAGGATCATTACCTAGTCTTGATTCAAATAATTTAGTCAACGGTTCCTCAAGTTGTTGACCATTTTTAGATTTAATTATCCATCTACCGTCTTTACTAAAGTTTACAGATTCAATATCTCCAAAGTCTTTAGCAATATCCATTGCCTTAGCATCTACATCAACAAAAGGAGTATATGCAACATTGTTAAATGTTGATGCTTTTTCATCAGATGCAGTTTTAAATTCTTCTTTTAAAAATTGCATTGCTGCTACACCAGTACCCCAGTATTGTTTATTTCTTTCAGGATCAGAAGAACCTCTGAGAGCTTCTGCTCTACTCATTTCAGAGTTATAGTTCTTAGTCCAAACCATATCTTTAATAAGATTCTTATCCTCATAAAATGGCTTAAACACTTGAAGTGCTTGGTTTGCATTTTGTTCAAGAGATAAATCTAACTGTGATACTCTTTGCAGATTGAATTCAGCATTTTTAATATACTGGTCTCTATTTTTAATATTACTATCCCGAGTTAAATCAGCATAATAATATTTTCCATACATGTCATTTAAAGCTTTCCAGTTTGAGTCATACTGGCTTTGCTTTGTTTGCATTATATTACCATAGAAGTTTAAGTCAGGCTGAAAAGGCTGAAACTGTGGTATATAATCCGTGACACCCTGTAGGTAAGTTGCCATAAGTTCTTCTTCTATATTATAAATATATTAAAATTTTTTAAGTTTACTAAACTTAAAAAGTTTACTACTAGAGAGTTAGAGCTGGAAACACTGTATAAATATATCCACCATCTGCAAACATAGTTTGTCCACCAAACTTTCTACCAGTAAATCTAGCCTTAACTGCAGCAGAAATTGCGTCTTTACTTAAACCTGCTTTTTCTAGTTCTCTGATATATTCAATATCATCTTGAACAGGTTTATTAGCCATAGGTGTTTTAGGCGTTGGAGTGTATTGTACTCTACCACCGGATAATGGATCTACTTGGTAATTAGGATACATTTGATTTAATGCATCTGTCTTCCATTTATTTGTAAGCGCAGTATTATAAGCTTGGCGCATATTTGCCGCAGCTTGTCTCTTAGCATTATCAAACTGTTGTTGAGCAATAACATTTTTATCAAATAGTCTATTAGCCATTTGCTGATTCATCATCTGCTCTTGGTTTCTTACACCAACTTGATTTGCTTCAAACTGATTAGCAATACCAATATTTTGATTATTAGTTCTTGATCTAGTATTAGCAGCTTGTGCAGCTCCTTGACCTTGTATAGCAGAAAGTCTTGCTCCAGCTTGTGGTCCAGCAAACTGTGCAGTAGCTTGAGAAGCAATATTAGCTAATTGTGATTGTTGTCCTAGTTCCTGTGTATCATCAATAAATGTAGGTCTTGGCTCTTCAAGATCAACTCTTGCTTCCCAAGGCATTTGTTTTCTTAATCCCATTCTATCACCAAATGCTCCGGCAGCATTAATTATATCTTGTTGCCAGAATTGAGCATCTCTTCTTGGCGGACTTTGAATTTGTTGTGTGCTAACTTCTTCTTCAGACTCACAAATACATTCCTCCTCTTTATCAATTTCAAAGATTCTTTCTTCTTTAGTTTCTGGATTAACACACTTACATTTCTTTTTACCAGGGATTGTTGAAGGCTCTTCTTCCAATTGAAAAACTTGTGTAGTATCTTTTTTAGCTGAAGCCTCTGCACTTACACATCCCGCAAAGTCACCAGCTCTTGAAGCAGCAATCCAACCTTTTGCAATTGCATATGAAATTGGTTTTTTAGAAGCTTTAATTTTAGCACAAATATCTTTTTCATATTGAGCAGCATTTGTAGCAAGCTTTGTTACTTTAGTAGGTTTAATATTACCATAGTCTTCTTCTTCATAAACAGTACCTATTGCATAAACTTTACTACCATCTTTTTGTGTAATTTCGGTTGTACCATCAGGTAATGTTTTTACTTTTTCAGGTTTTATCTTACCAGATGCCACATCTCTCTCTAATTCTTCTTTTGTTTTTGGTCTATTTTTAGACCCTCCATCTTGGTAATAACCACCAAATGCATATTCAGGATAGAACCCTCCCATTTCCATTCCGTAAGCAGCCATAGGAGCTTGCATCATTTGTTCTGGCTGTCCTTGTGGCATAGCAATAGGTTGTCCATCAGGCATAGTTTGTGGTGCTTCCATTTGTGGTTGCATTCCTTCCTGTGGCATCATTTGTTGTTCAGGTTGTTCCTGTGCTAACTCCGGAATTAAATCTTCCTCAGCAATCTTATTTGCTTCCATATAAGGTTTAGCAATAAGTGGAATACCTTGTGGAAATCCTTTTTTAGATTCTTGAGCAAGAGCTAATGCACCTAATTTCATTACATAGTTCTTGATCATTATCTCAGCAGTATTTCTAGATACTTTATCTGATTCAGGATCTTGAAGAATCTTTCTGTATTTATTAATATCATATTGTTTAGAAAGCTCTGCCGGTGTATAACCACCTTTTTTGGCAGACTTATTAAACATTTTTAAAATCTTAGGATCAGAAATCTTCATTGACTTTGTATCACTAAAGATAAAGCTATCATCCGGTAAAGCTAATGGTACACCACCTTCAGAGTGACGAGGACCTACAATAGTTTTAAATGATGGCATTGTGCTACCATCAAGATCCCCTACTACAGTTTCCCCACCTTCTGCTTCTAAGTTTGCTACTTCTCTAGGTACAGCTTTTAAAGTCTTTGATACCTCAGTTCTAGGCGCTCCAATATAAGCATTATAATCTGCACCTCCCATAGCAGGTACATCATTTACTAATGAACCCTGTACTTGATAACCAGTTCTTGCTTGAGGAATTTTTTTAATTCTAACTTTTCTTAACATATTACAAAGTTAAAGATATTCAACTTGACCACCATTGGCCATATATTGTCTGATTTCATCATCGGTCATATAAACTTCATCTCCTTCTACATAGTCAGGATCTTCTCCAAAGTTTATACCACCGCCATATTGTTTAGATCTACCATACCAAGTTTGACCTTGCTCATCTGGTCTATATAATCCAGATTCTGAATAGTCTCCTCTATCACGGCTTGGATCTGATGCATAAAGATTATCAGCAGTAAAGTTATCATAGAAGTCTCTAGCAATTCTAGCATCATCCATTCTATTTTTAAAACCTGTAATCCCTCTAATACCTGCATTAGCAAGATTCATTCCTGCTTGTAACTGGTCATTAGATAATCTATTTCTTACATCTACAGTAACTTCACCAGGATTAAAAGTTTTAGCTACTTGATAGTCTTCTCTTTGTGCCGGATCTACAGTATACTGAGTAGGTTGTTGTAGATTAAATCCTTTGTTATTATTTAAGTCAGCCCAATTAGTTTGACCTTGACCTTGGATGCCTGGATTTAAAGTAATCATATCTACATCTGATTGACCAACAAGTGCAGGATTATCTGTGTATACTACAGGATTAGCTCCTACAAATGGACCTCCATTTTGATAAGTATTAGAAATATCATAATATGATGCTTGTTCCGGACTTATATATTTAAGATTTTGATCTCTTAAAAGCCAGTCAAATCTTGAATCGTATTGTTCTTGACCTGGTTCTATATCCATTGCATCCCACCTAGTACCTGTTTGATCATTTATTTTGCCACTTTGATCATACCATTTAGTATATCTTGGTTTAGTTTCTCCTTTACCAAAAATATAATCATACTTTGCACGTGCTGGAACATAGTCCATATTAACTTGATTTCTAATTTCATCTATAGTAGAAATTCGTTGGGGACCTGTATTTAAAATTTTATTTAATTCTGATTGTGCATTTCTTAAAGGTAATGTCTCCATTGGATTTGTTCTCTCATATGCTTGAGCTTGTTCTTCTGCAGTACCAAATCTTTTTTCACCTCTAGCAACTTGTCTTTCAGATCTTCTTTCTCCACGTCTAATATCTCTAGCAGCACGACCACTTAAACCAGTAGTATCAGTTCTTACAGAACTATTAGTTGTAGATGCTTGTGGTGTAGGTTCTGGTTTATCTGCAGGAGTATTTAAAGAAAACTGAGGAGTTCTTTGATCATAAGGAGAACTATAAGTAACACTATACTGCTTAGGTCTACCAAACATTCCTGTTTTATTTACAGTAATGTCTTTTATATAAGTACCGTCTGGTCTTACATAATTTTGTAGTTGTTGACCTTGAGCATTTCTAATACCTGTAATTTCATTTACACCACCATACTGAAAGTAAGGATCAGTTACATCCTTAGAATTAGAGTAATCCATATCTGCTTGATTAATATATGAAAGTGATGGATCTTCATTTCCTCCATATATAAATCTTTGTAGATAATCCATATTCTGTAACTGATTAAAATCTACAATACCACCTTCTTCTTGTGCAAATAATGTTTTATAAAGACTAGGATTAGATTTTTTAAGCGCAGCTTTCTTACCTGGTTGTCCATACGTAAGTCTTAAAGCTTTTATTTGAGTTTCAGTTAAATTACTTGTATCTCCTTTTTTAACTTTATCAACTTCTTTTTTAATCTCAACTTGTTTTTTAGCTTGTTGTTTATCTTCTTGTGTAATTCTACCAACAGGATTAGCATTTACATCTACAAGCATTCCTTGTGGTTGTAACCAATTAGCTCTTTGATTCTGAAAATATTGTTGATTAGTTGCTATAGCTTCTTCTCTTGACTTTGGTGCTACATAACTACTAACTCCCTGTTGTACATTACTTAAACCAGGAGTTACATTAACACTGGTACGTACTAGTGGTTGAAACTTTGGACCTTCTGTGTATCTCTTTTTTTGAGGATCATATCCAAACCATTCATCTCCTTCAGGTCTACCCCAACTATCAGTTTTAACTACAGGTTTAGGTTTTACTACAGGGTTAACTATTTGATTAGTTGTTGTAGTAGTTGTTGTAGGATTATCTCCACCACCAGTATTAGTAGTTACTGTACCTTCAGTTTGTTTAGTACCCTCAGCAGATTTTTGAGTTGCCTCTGATCCAGGTGTTGCTTGTGCTACTTCTTTTGAGGCTTCTTGATTAACTGTTTTAGCAGCCTCATTAATAATTGTTCCTTTTGTAGTTACAATTTTCTTTTGTGTTGTACCAGGTATCATAGGATAACCTGCGCCATAACCATAAAAAGCTCCTGGATATGCACCATTAGCACCACCAGGTAGTGTAGGAGGACCAAATGTAACTGAGTATTCTTTTGGTTTACCAAATAACCAACCAGATTTTCTTACATCAATAGATTCAATTGGCATCATAGGATTCATAAAACCTCTACGTTGCATAAATCCTTGATTAGGAATTTGTTGTTGATTTCTTTCTCTTAATCTTTGCATAAAGCCACCACGTTGTGCTGTAGCAACTTGATTCATTTCTTCATTAAAAATATTACTAGTAGCGTTTGACAAAGCTTCTAAATGATGCATAGGATTTTCAATATCTTGTTCTTGTCCTAATATGGGATTTTCAAGATTTTGTTCTTGTCCTCCCATTTGCATCATTTGATCAAACTCTTGTGCTGCTTGTTCTCTTAATAAAGATTCAGTAGCATTATTTTTAAGTGTACCTACAAAACCTTTAAGTTTTGCTGTTCTATAATTTTGACCTGTACTATCTGCATTTGATTCTTCAGATATAGCATCACCGCCCATCTGTCTTCTATTAGCTTTTAGTATAGCATTGACATAAGTTTTCTTTACTTTATTATAATCACCACCATATCTAGCCATTGGTTCATCGGGCATTTCAGTATATGAACTATCTACTTCTTGTTGAACCGGATTAACATACATACCTTGATTCCAAGCCACTTGAGCAGCTGGATTAGTTGGATCCCAAAAGCTATACATATCCATAGGTAAGTAAGCAGACACATCAGGAAGAGTAACTGAATACTCATCACCAAAGTCTTCACTTACATCACCACCCATTTGATACATACCTTCAACATCACCTTCCATAATGGCTTCATCAGAGTCATCATTTAAAGCATCTTGATAAGCAATATCATTATTAGATGGGCCTTCTTCCTCTTCCTCATCTTCTTCTTTCTCAACGGCTTGTTGATTACCAGAAGGATCTGCTGGAGTTGACTCTTCTTCTACAGACTCTTCTTCTACTTCAGTCTTTCTAGAATTAAGTTGTTCCCTAACACTTTCAAAAAATTGATCAGCTGTCTGAAAGTCTAAACCTACAATATTAGTAAGTTTAGCCATAGTTTCTTCCTTTGGTTTTCCTCCAGTTATATCCATAGCAATCATATTGATTACTTGGTTTTCATCCATTTCTTTAGGTTGTTGATCACCAGGATAACTCATTTGTTCCATAGATGGTTGACCTCCCATTTGAGCTTTTTGCAAAAACTTAGAAAGGTTGCTTCTGTAAGCACCTTGACCATCTTCTGCTTTATATACTTTGACTCTTTTTTTCATTATGTTGGGTATATACTAAATATAATAAATTTTATTTTAAGCCTTAAACTTTATAGGTTTAATCCAGATCCTCAATGATATAACCACCTCTTCTAAACTCTTCAATTTCAGAATCTGAAAGTTCCATGTATATACCACCATTTTTAAATGTTCTTGGTACAGAGGGAAGATTTCCTTTTGGTACTGATGGTACAGCTCCTTTATTCAATAAAGCCGTTCTACTACCATCTGGATCTTGTATTTTAACAAATTGATTTCCTGTTTTAGTTCCAAGATTAATATACCAGTTTCCTCTACTATCTTTCTTATACATTGCTCCAGGTCTTCCAGAATATGTATAAATAGTTTTAGTAGGGCCCTGTTGTGTATATGAAGCAACATCAAAAGGTTTAGGACCTCTCTGTGTATAATTTGTATTTACAGCAGTTGACTCAGCAATAGTAGGAAACTTTCTTACAGTGTCTGCTCTTACAGCAAGTTCTTGTTGTTTAATAGCCATTTGTTTTTTAGCTGCCTCTTGTTGCTTTTTTTCATTTATAATATCTTGATTAGTTTTTATTTGTGTCAATTCTGAATTAACAGATTTACCATCTGTAACATCAATATTCCACACAGCAGACTGTAATGCATTATCACTATAGTCAATATCAAGATCATTTAAAAATTTCTTGTATTTTTCTCTTGATTCCCAACCAGCTCCTGCTTGCCATGATTTAGCTAAGATATAAGATGCAGGAATTTTTTCTTTATATAAATTAGTTTTAGGATCAAAGTCTGGATCTTCTTTTAACTTTTTATAATTATCAAGTAATATAAGTGTACCAGCTATAGTTTGTGCTTGTATATTATCATTTGTAATGTCATCTACATTAACTCCAAGTTTTTGTAACTTTTTACCTAAAGGATTTAAACCACCATCTTGGTTTTTAAAATTATAGTTAGGTTTCATTTGATAAACACCAATACTGGCTTCATCACCTTCAAAATTACCTTGACCTAAATAGTTTTTCCAAACCGTTGCAGCTGCTTCTTTAGGAACAGTTTTCCAATCTGTATTACCTTTAGTTTCATTTTGCATGATACCACCAATAAGAAGTTGACCAACATAGTTAGTATCATCTTGGGAATAACCTAGGTTTTTAAATTGTCCTACAGCATTGTTAAATGATTTAGTTGCTTCTACTTGTGTTTCAGTAGCTCCTTTTTTAGGAACTAACTTTTTGTTAGGATCAACAGGAGTATAGTATGGAGAATTTTGTAGACCAGAAAAGTCTACATCTTTAAGATTAGGAGATCTTACAATTGAAGATACCTTGTATGTAAAGATATTTTTATCATGATCATCTAAAGTAATTGGCTCATCTATTCTTTTAATAAATGCTTTACCAGTTTCTGAACCATGCCAAATTAATGGAGTACCATCTTTGTCTTTACCTACAACAAAGCCTAAGTGTTCAATCTGTTCATTCTGAAGTCCTTCTTTTGTTTGAGCAGCAAACTTACCACTTGATGCAGTATCTGTTCTATTTAATTGTACATAATCTCCGACTTGCAGTTTTGAGTAAACTTCTTTTGGAACCTTACCCATTTCATTATAGATTTTAGAATTACTATCATAAATTAAATCACCGCCCTTATTTAGTATATCAGATTTATTAAACCAAGCATCATTTGCCCATAATGGTCCATCAGCAATATTTCCTAATAAGTCACCCATTTTAACATTAACATTAAATGAGCAACCCTTACCTTCTACACATGCTTCTTGACCTGGCTGTATTACGGGAAGATATCCATCTGGAAGATCTCTATTAACTGTATAGTTAATTGTAGGTTTAGTAGTTTTCTTAGGTACTTTAACTTCATTAGGTGGGATATTTGCTTTGTAAGCATCATAAGCCAACTTAGTTGTATTACCCATTATACCATCAATACCATCTTTATTAGGACCATATTTTCCAAGATCATATCCAGCATCTTTTAGTTTTTTCTGTATTTCTAAAACTTTTGGATCTCCTATTACAGGTTGAGTTGTTGGTGTAGTAGATTCAGATACAACTGGTGTTACAACTGGCGCCTCTTGATATATGCTTTGTTTAATAGCTTGTAGTGGTCTGCCTTGGGCTTCTATCCAATCTTGAGTACCAGTTTTTCTTGTTAAGTATTTGTCACCTTCTTTTATATAATCCCATCCTTGTTGAGAAATAATATCTCCACCCTCTTGTTGTTTTTTAAGATTATTTTTTCGATATGTTTCTAATCTTTCACCAGGAGTTACATAAGCACCTGCTCCGGGTCCTTCAATACCTGGTCCAGGATCACCATACTGTTCCCAATCTAAGCCTTCTTGTTCATATTGTTTTGTATCAGGATTAAATCCATACCATATTGTATTTGGACTTCTACCCCATTTATCTTTATTGCTATTTAATGATACTTGTTGAGGACCTTTTCCAGGTAAACTAGATGGAGTATTAAAATCTCCTTCAAGAATAGTATCTTTTGTCCATGCATTTCTTTCTTTTAATAAACCACCAGCTCCAGATCTTTCATATTCTTTAAGCATAGTATTTTTATCACCTTGAACAACAGCCCCCATAAATGTTGGAAACTTGTTTAATACACCATTATAAGCATAGTCTACAAGGAGCATTTGAGAATCTTGTGGTAAACCGTCAAAAGTACCTTTACCATATTTCTGGTCTACTATTTTTTCAGCAATAGATTGATGTTTTAATATATCTGACTCAAGTAATTTATCAGCATCTGCTGAACTTATTCCTTTATAATATTTACTAGCATCTGCTCCTAAAAGTTTATGACCATATCCAATAGTATCAGCTCCACCTTCAGGACTTTTATGTGGATACCATTTATCTTCTGATTTCTTATATCCAGACTTAATTGAATTTTCTTGAAGCTTAAGAGCTTCTTTATATTTTTTCATTGTCTTTGGATCAAGATCCATAGGAAATGCTACACCACCTACTGCATACTCTTCTTGTCTATAAGATGCATCAGGAGTAATTTCTTTGTAATGTTCTGCAAAGTACATTGCATCTTCAGGATTATCAAATCTTATAGCTTCTGCAGAGTCAGGACCATAATCTCCTAACATGAGTTGACCATTAATATCTTGTATCTGAGGTACAGCATAGTTATCCATAGATGCCATATAATGAGTACCTGTGACACCGTCACCAAAATCATATGGTTGGTCTGGTGCAACAACCATTCTTTGAGCCGCAGGATTACCATGCATATTTGCATATGCTAATCTTGCTTTCATCATAGCATTGTTAGCAGCATCCATTTCTTCTTGTGAAATTATACCACCATCTTGATGAATAAATCTTTTTCTACCTTGATAGTTTTGAGACATACCAGCACCCATAGGCATACCATATTCAGCTTTTGGAATATATTGCAATCTGCCTTGTTCATTTCTAATAAGAGTATTTTGCTGAAAGAATGGGTCAGTACTTAATTGAGAGTTCATTACTTCTTTCCAAGTAGTGCTATGACTCATTGGTTTTAAAAGTGTACCATCACTACCAACTGTAAATCCGTGATATGTTCCATCTTCATCTAATGGGAAATACTCAGAATCTTGAACATTAGCAAATGAAGCTGGCTTACCTACAGTTTCCCACATCCCATATAAATCATATTGATCTGGGTTACCATATTCAAAATTTGGATCTTGTAAATTAGAAGGAAGAGTTTCTGCAAATGTTTTAAACTGATCATAATCTTCAGGTGTTGTTATTCCACCATTCTGATAATACTTTGCATTTGGATCAAATACTTTTCTTTTTCTAGATTTAGGTTTCTCAAATAAATAGTTTTCCGTAAATAACTTATTTGTTGCATCTAAGCTCTTAGAAAACTTTTTAGATGCTAGACCCTTCTTACTAGGCTTTGGCATCTTTACAAGTCCTCCTTTTGCAAAATCTTCAGGTTGCTCAAGTTCTGGTTGAAGTCTATAATTAGTTGTAATCTCTTCTCCCTTCTTAAGTGGTCTTTTAGCCATCAGATATCTTTTATCTCCTAGCTTTACACTTTCAGCATTTGGTTCATCAGAGTGATTATGGTACTTACCAATAAAAGTAGTGGGTTGGTCATTTTCATGTGCCAACCCAATCATTTCACCCTGAGCAAATTCTGCTGTAGTAAATAAACCTTTACCAGCAATCTTAGACTTACCTAGTTTTAACTTTCTCATTATCTAAGAGATATTTGATTTTTAGTATTTACAAGTTTTAATATCATGTTAGTATCTGAACTATCCTCTCTAATCAAAGTTAAGTAATTTAAGTAATGTCTAAATTTCTTTCTTTGCAACTGTGGTTTGTTATAATCTAAATTAGTTGAATTCAATTGTCTTATATAACCATTAGATGCAGTATTCCAAATAATGTTTTCATCATAGTTACCTTGTAATACTGTTGTTCCAGGCACAACGGGTCCTGTTGGTGGATAGTCTGATCCATTAGGGAATTCACCACGGTCTTTTGTAATATCCCAGAACTGATTAAATCTATACTTATTTTCTTCTTTACTAAATAAAATATCAAATGAAGATAAGTTAGATTGATTTAACTTAGGATACTCTTGACTCAAAGTAACATTATTCTTTGGAAATATATTAAGATTCAAGAATCCAGATACTTGTTCTGAGTTATATACAACTGCCTTATCAAAGTTATAATCAAGTACATGGAACTGATCTACACAATTAAATGATTTTCTTCTATAACATTCAAGTATATATTCAACAGACTTCATTGTAGTAATTGTCTGGCCTGTTGTAATTGGCAGTTCTACTTCAAATGGATATTGTATTCCATAGTAATTACAAAAACTATTACATAATGCATTATGTTTCCAAATAGTATTTCCTTTAGTTGTAAGGAAAGTATTTTTAGTTGGAATTGAAAGATCAGGATGCCAGTCATGGAATGAAATCCATAACTCATTCTTAGGGTCAAAACTTAATGTCCAAGAAGCATCTTCAAATAATATAGGATCACCTAGTTGATATTGTGCTGGTTGAATAGTACCATCAGAATTTACAATCTGAAAATAATCTCCGAAACCTTTTCTTTTACCAAAAGTAATTAATGGAACATATATTACTTGCCCTATCCATTCTGGTTTAAGTTTGTAGTCTTTTTTACTAAAATAAATTATAGTATTCTCATTATCATATAATGATTGACAACCAATACCAGAAACTGGATTATCTTGATATGGATATTCTGGAAAATCCTCTGTTAACTTATACGGTAAGAAATTAGTAAACCACCATTTAAGTCCAATCTGAGAAATCTCTTTTAATCCTTGACCGAATGCAAATACCTTAGCTTGATTTTGTGAGATATAATAAATACCTGCAGGTGATGAAAGTACAGATAATCTATTTTGAGATGATCCATATTCATAAGATCTATCTGCATTAACTACTGATTGTTCTGGTTGACTAAATAATCCACCATCTCCGATAGTAATTTTTGTACCTAAATCAGTTTGCAAAGTATCTACACCCTGATACATTATTGGACTATCATTCTTAAATGTAATTATGATACCATTCTTATTAACTGTTTTAATACCACTAATCTGAGATGTAAACTCTTTATAGTTATTTACTAAGTATATAGACCAACTATCTTTAAAAGATTCTTGTTGTTGTGGTAATGAATAGATAATTCTATCTGGGTAATAAGTGTAGCAAAGTTGTGCAACAAGTGGATTATAATACCTGCTTTGTAAATTACCGGCAGAAAAATATTGACTAAAGGCTTTAGTAATACTAAGTGAGTAATCATATCTATACTCATTACCTCTAGTTATAATCTGAGGATCTGTATTAAACATTGATTCAAGATCAGTGTATCTATATGGATCATAATGCTTCTCAGCATCTGTAATACCTTGAATTCTAAAATCTACAAGTACTTCTGATTCAACAAAGAAATCTCTTACAGAAGATGCTGTAATATAAAAGTAACAATCTTTTGGTCTAAATAATCCAGGATAGTTTCCAATTTGATCATCTCTATAATCATAGTTTTCACAATCCATATTATAGAAATTGGTTGGTTTCCAACCTGTACCAGGAGGTAAAGTTTGAGAACTAAATATACTTTGAAAAATATCTGTAAATTCTGCAAAGTCATATTCATTTGAGTTAACCCAGAATCTAGGTTCTGGTATCATTTGTCTTAGCAAATAATTAAACTCAAATCCATCTGGTTGACTATACAACCAATCATAGAAAAAGAACATTGTATTCTTTTCTGTATATCTATTTACAAAAGTATCACCACCAAAAAATACTGGCGTATATGTTATCTTCTTAATCTTGTATGTATCTCCTGTTGGACACACATAATTTTCAGTATAAATATGTGAAGAATAATAAGGATCAGATAGTTTTTGTTCACATGGTGTAATTGCAATTTGTTTTATAGATTGTAACTGGCCGTATTGATTTCTTTTTCTAATTTTAATTGCACCATAATGACTCGCAATAGGTAATGAGAATGGAGTATCAATGCTATTTTTAAAATTAGGTTGTACTGCATTACCCCATTGATTACCTTGTCCTGAAGAGTTATTATCATAATAAGATAAGGTAACTAATGACTGGTCATAGTAAGTTCCTCCAGGAGTAACAATATACTTTGGTCCATCATCTACACCATCAGTAAACCCTGGTACTGCATAAGGACCGGTCTTTGTTCTTAATACTACTGTATCAGATCTTTTTAAGTTATTAATAC